CGTCAATCCCGAGGAGTACCTGGCCGACGTGCTGCTGCGCGTCCAGACGCACCCGAACGCCCGCATCGGAGAGATGCTGCCGCACGAGTGGAAGCGCCTTCGCGCCGCCGATTCGTCCTGAGCCCCCTGCTCAGGTCCGCCCCGTCAGCCCGCTCTCACACAGGCTCGCGACCACCGCCGAGCACGGTCCCCGTCCCTCTGCAATAGGCTCGGTCACGTCGCTCGCCGGACGGATACGCTGAGCTGGCGCGGATAGACGCAAGCGAGCCGATATCGAGGGTGAGGGCGGCGCCGAGGAGGGGGCGAGGAGGGCCGCTCATGGGGCCACCCGATCCGTGCGCCAGTCGGATGGAGACGCCGCACAGCTCGTTGAGAGACGCGCTGGACATGGCCGCCCTCACATCAGGGGCGAACTAGGAGACCTGGATCTCTTGACGCTGGTGAATTGAGCCTCAACACCCGCAACCTGGGGAGACCTCCGGAGCCGGGGCCCGCCGCACACCCGCCATGTGCAGGCACTGGCGCTCCTGAATCGCTCCCCCCTCCAGCTTCCTCTACGCACGCCAAACCCGCTGCCTCCACACGTCATCCAGGCGAACACATCGCGGTCAAACGTCCTCCTCTCGACTCCGTCTCGTCCACTCGCGGCGTCTCCTCCTTCGGCGACTCCTGCCCGGCCTCTACATGGGGCTCCACGCACACCTCCTCCTTTGCTTGGGGAACAGCGCCGCGAGCACCGCCTCACGAGGATCCCGTGGAGCTGCAGCGACTGCCGCGCACTTCGCGGGAGTTGGATGCCGGATGGCTGAAGGCCGTGTCGCGCGTGGTGAAGGCGATGGTGTCGGTGCGGCTCGCGCTGCATCCAGCCGCTCCGGTGCCCCGGACGAGGGCATCCGGGGCAGGGAAGAAGCGCCGAGCCCCTGGCCAGGTCTGGTTCACCGGCGGGAGCGCGGGCGTGCCCTACTCGTTCGAATCCTGTCGGACAGGCCTGAGTTCAAAGTGGGACTGCAACTCCGCCAGAGGAGTGGTGAGCTTGCGCGGTGCAGTGACCACGAGATGGCGAGCCGCACGTGTCAGAGCTACGTATGTTGAGCGCAGCAACTGGTCCTCGGTCATGTTGCGCTTCGCACGTCCCGGCTCGATGAGGCCGACGCAGTCGAACTCCAGGCCCTTGGTGTGGAGTGTCGGCGTGATGTGCACTGTGTCGCGGTTGTGTAGGTCCACCGCCTTGGATCGACGGCACGAAATATGGTGCTCTTGCAGCAGAGGCTTGACGATGTCTGCCACCTGCTCACGCAGTTCATCGTCATCGCAGATGAGAACGATGGACCACTCTGGATGCTCCCGTTTCAGCTTGATGACTCGGGACGCGAGTTCCGCGAGCCGGGCTTCAACGTTGCCTCCCTGAATCAACTCTGGCTTCTGGCCGCTCAGGTCTTCACGTGCCTCAAAGGGAGCAGTTGTGCCGAAGTGCGCCCGGTAGTAGCTCGCAGCGAGTTCCCCCAATTCGCGCGTCTGCCGGTAATTCTTGCGGAAAAGTCCCACCTGGCCGTCCCCGCCCCCTAGCGAAAATCCACCGTCAGGCCAGGAAGGGAGTCCACCCGGGAACTTCAAGCGCTGCATCAGGTCACCCACGGCGGTGACACAGCGGTACTTCGTGTCCGCCAGCTCCAAAAGCAGTCGGGACTCCACAGGGCTGAAGTCCTGAGCTTCGTCCAATACAAGGTGGCTGACTCGCTCCCAGGGCTTCACGAAGCGCACCGTCGGCGCGGAGGGCACTCCATCTGACATCCAGCGCACCATCCAGCCAATCAGAGGGCGGTCATTCTTCCGAATGCGACCTTCGGTCGCGTGTGAGCGCGCCTCGCGGAGTGCGTTCTCGGCCGCCGTGCGCGACAGCACCTTGGCTTCAACCAAGGCATTCGCATGCCCTGCGAATGCTTCTGACTGAAGAAAGCCGAGGTAGACCTCTCCATGGTTCACCACTTGAGAGGCGAATGCATTGAGGCCTTCGCGAACCGCGATGGCCTGTGCCGAATCTCGCTCGCGCGAGAAGTGCTCGTTGGCGATGCGGAATGCCGAGACAAGCTTCCCAAGTCTCAAGCTTCCTGAGCGCAGGCCCCTCTCCGCTTCCCCAATCTCCCGCAGGTATTCGGCCCTGCGTGCATCCTTCGGACCCAAGCACTGATCGAAGTGGGCCTCGAGTACCGCAAGCGCCGAAGGCCAGCGGCCGCGCAAGGACTGAACGGTCCAACTCTTCAGCGGCTCGAGAATCGCCGCATGCGTCTTGATGGCCGCGAGCGCCTTGCTGTCCTTCAGCGGGTCAGCCTTCACATTGTCGAGTGCATGTGCCCCATCCAGCAGGTTTCGGGTCCACGCATCAATCGAGATGACGGGCACCTGCGGGATGCGCAGTTCCTTGAGCAACCGCTCAAGGTAGCGCACCAGGATGTCGCTGTACGTCACAACCAGAGTTGACTCCTCGGTGAAGTGGGGGGCATCCCGAGGAATATCGAGTTCGTCGTGTTGTGCCTCCAGGGCGTATGCCACCCGCTGAAGTGCGATGGTTGTCTTACCGCTGCCGGGGGCTCCCTCGACGACAAGGTGGCCTCGCAGCGGCATCCGCAGATACGTGTCCTGGGTCCGGTCCGTCTCGAAAATGATTTCGCGCAGGCCGAATGCTGCTGCCGCCACCGGGCCCTCCGGCCGCAGGTCGGATGTAGCTGCATCTATCGTCTGCCGGGCGCTGGCAAAGTCGAATGCTCCCGACAGGGCCTCGTAGCGGCCGTTCCGAAGGTCACCTTGCTGCACTTGGAACCTACCGCGCAGGTCAACGCGGTAGGTCTGTTCTCCCTTGGGAACAACGATCTCCTCTTCCTCTCCCAGATCAAACAGTCGCAGGCGCGCGAGTGGGGAGGTCCATGAGATGATGTGAGCCCCTCCTTGAAGAGCAAGCCCCTGGCGCGCCTTCGTCAGGTAGAGGCGCTTGGCCTCCTTCCCATTGCAGATCGCGTCGATACGCACCGAGAAGGGGTCACCTGCCAGTTCGCGAAACGCCGCATACTGGATCTGCCGCTGCTGGTCCAAGGCCTGTGGACCGAAGACACTCTGCCCTGCCTGCGATGCGCGCTGATTCGCCTCGCGGATGGCGTGGGCCAATGCTGCAAGATCCTCGGTCAAGAGGGCTTTCAGGTTCGACACAGTCATGCTGTCTCTCCAGGAGCTCACAGCATAGCCTACCGTGCTGGTCGTGACGCCAGCGGCGGTGGAGTCAGTCCCCGCCAACGCAAGATTTGCTGTCGGTTTGCGGCGGAAGCATTGGACCCTTGAAATCTTCGCAGCCGCTTGTGCAGCCCGGGAGAAGAAGGCGAAGTGGTATGGCCGCCCTTGGAATGAGGGGGTGGTCGTGACCCCTCCACGAGGCTCATTGTCCCCTCACTCCAAGATGCGCCTAGACTCGCGGCCATGAGACCTCTTCTGCTCTTGTCTCTCCTGTTCATTGGTGTCTCCGCTGAAGCTCGCGGTTCTGTCCGGACCAAGGGTTACACAACGAAGCGAGGGACGTATGTGGCGCCCAGCCACCGGACGAAGGGGAACCATACGAAGGTCGACAACTACTCCACCAAGGGCAACTCCAACCCCTACACGGGCAAGAAGGGCTCGAAATAGCCTGGCCCGCGCTCTGTCTTGTGGCAATGCCACTCCGAAGGCACCTGCAGCACGTCCATGATAAGGCCCTGCCGGCCGAGGCTGCTTTCGGGGAGGAGCGCGCCAATCCACCTTCGTCCAGCGCAGCAGTTGCTGCTGGGAGTGCGCCAGGTACGGAACGCAGGGCGAGTGCCCACGACTGGAAACGACCCTGTGGCCTGTCAGCCCTGGCCGTGCTGTCATGGATTGTCATGACAACCGCTGTGGCCTTCCGCCGCGCCGCGAGCGCTGCTGCGCTCCTCGCTCTTGTCGGGTGCGGGTCCGCAACCGTCGGCGGTGGAGGAAGTCCTGCTCGCGCGAAGTGGGTCAGCCCGGTCGTCACCACGCCGGATGGCGGCCAACTCCGGACGACCATCTACTACGGGCCCTGGCAGTGCAGCGCCGCGTTCCTGACTCGCTGCGAGTCGAAGTGCGCGGCGCAGGGCTACCCCCTCATGGGATGCATGTGGCTGGCCGACATCAAGGGGGACTGGCAGGGGCGCTACCTCTTCATGCCCGCGGAGGCAGGTGGTCGCCTCGCCATCACCCACTGCTGCTGCGACTACCCCAAGGTGGCGGACCTCCAGCGGCGCCGTGACAAGTGGGACAACGCGCGCGAGCGCTTCCGGGATGAGTGGGGCTCCGAGTTCGGCGCGTGGCCGGCGACGAGCGCCGGGAAGAACTGGCCGGGACACCACATCTTTGACCTGGCCCATGGCGGGCCGCCGGTGGCGCCCGACAACGTCCTGCCTGTCCCTGGTGACGTGCACAAGCTCTTCAACGACGAGTACCCCGCCTGCTACGCGCCCGGCAGGAAGTGGCTGACGCCCGGCCCTGAGCGCCCCTACGCGGACTGAGGACGCCACCATGCCCATGGACAGCCTGCTGGCGGAGTTCTCCCGGCTCCACTTTCCCAACGCACCAGCGACACCCGCGCAGATCTCCGCTTTCGAGGCGCGCGTCGGCTGGAAGCTGGACGAGGAACTGCGCGCCTTCTACCTGCACGCGAACGGCGGCACCCTCTTCACGCCGCCGCCGAACACGAAGTACTGCTTCCTGTCGCTGGACGAAATTGTTCGGGCACGGGTCGCCATACGTGGAAGAGACCAGGACAGCGCGGGCCCCGCATCGCACTTCACCCTGGTGGACATGCAGGACACCAACTTCGTCGTCGTGGACGTAGCGAAGCGGGAGGCCGGACACTACCCTCTGCTCGACGCCTTCCACGAAACGTACCCGGACGAGGTGCCGCGCATCGCCTCGTCCTTCGAGGAGTTCTTGGAGAAGGCCCTGCGCAGTGGCAACCGCTCCTTCTGGCTGAGCAGCGAGCCGCCAGAGGAGTGAGCACGCCGGGTCCATGGTGGCCCGTCCACTCGCGTGAGCTGTCCGCGCCGTGCCCACCCACGGCAAGACGAAGACCCTCCCCGGAGCGGCGACGGAGCGTGTTCCCTCCGTCGCCTTCGCGCTTCACGGAGGGAGGCGTTACGGAGTGCGGACCAGGCGGATGCCGTACCAGCTGCCGCCCAAACGTGCGCGTCCGTAGAAGCTGCCAGCCTTCATGGAATACTTGTAGTTGACCTTGGCGGGGGGCGTTCCCGGCGGTCCGGCGACGCCTCCGTTCTTCGCGTACCGGAAGCCGGCGTTCGCGTCGAACCGCCAGGTGTTCTGGTGGCTGTAGCACTGGGGCTTTTCACCCGCCCCCATGACCCACCGGAGCCTGTTCGCGTCATCCAGGTTGGTCACCATCTTCGAGTACGCCTCGTACCGGGTCTTGAACGTGGGGTCGATGGCATCCATCACGTGCGTTTCGATCCCCTTCCAGATGTTGGTGTAGGCATTGCCAATCAGGGAGTTGATGCCACCGTTGGTCCAGCTGGCGATGTCCTGCGTGGTGATCGGATAGTAGGGGACCTTGATGTTGACGGAGATGTTCGCCGTCTTCACCAGCCAGTTTCCGATCTTGTAATCCGCCAGGGTGTTGAACTTGGGCCGGGCCAGCGTGTTGTAGTTCTGGGGATACGGGACGATGTAGTCCGTATCCAGCTTCATGTTGTCCATGCCCACGACGATTTCGTCCGCGTAGGACGGTCCCCAGTAGCCAATCCCCAGGAAGCGCTTGCGACGCTGGAGCTTGCCCTTGATGCCGATCGTGTGGAACCCCACCTCGTAGTCGCCAATGTTGAGCTGGAAGCCCGGAGACTTGGCCTTGAAGACGAAGCGGCGGTTGCCGAAGGGGATGTTCTCGGAGCGCTTGAAGTTCGAGCCCACCGGATAGGGCTGGTAGGCGATCGCGGGCGGAGTGAGGTTGCAGCTCGGTGCCGGAACGATGGTGCTGTCGCAGATGAAGTCCCGCTCGCCGTTGCCGGAATACGCCGCGGCACAGTTCTGGCTGTTCCACAGGTTGGGCGGCTTGGCGCTCGCCGCCAGCTCCACGACCGAGTTGGTCCCCGGGAAGAACTTCCGGCAGTACGCGACCGGATCCAGGTTGGCGCCCGAGACACAGTCGTTGTCCTTCAGCCACGCGCCGCCCGGCGCCTTGTGCGCGTTGACCTTGCCGTACCAGTACGAGATGCGGCCAAGCTCAGCCCCCTTGTTCCGCAGGGGAGCGCTGACGCTCGCCAGGCCCTGCTCCGTGCCGTGGGTGCCCGATCCGGCGGGGCTGCCCACATCCGGGAGCGCCTGGAGCGTGGCGGCGCCGCTGGCGTCGTCATCAAAGCCAAGCAGCTTCACGGAAGGCGTACCGAACCCTCCCACCGTGCGGATGACGCCCGGCATGACCTGGTAGGACCCATTGCCCAGCGACGACTCTCCCGCGATGGACTGGAAGTTGGGGTCGGTGTTGATGGCATAGGCGTTGGCGTTGAACCAGGCGCGGTAGGCCGCGAGCGAGGACAGGTTGACCTGGAACACGCCCATGTTGGTGAGGTGGTACAGCTTGCCCTCGACGACGACCTGGAGGTCGCGGTCGACGAGGCGACGCAGGGTGTCGTCCTCGGTCAGGGCCGCGGCGAGGTCGTCCACGAATTCGCTGTAGGTCACGTCGACAATGGCATCCCCGGCCTGCTCCGAGGGGCGGGCCGTCGCCAGGTACGTCTTCGCGCTCACGAAGTTGGACGGCACCATGTCGTTGGGGTGGATCTCCGCGCTCAGCGTGTAGGCCAGCGTGCCGGAGCAGCTCAGCGCCGAATAGCAACCGAGCCGCAGTTCATACAGGCCCGTGCGGGGCGCGGTGTATGTGATGCGGCTGCCGGTGCCACTGCACGCGTCGTCGCTGGCCACGAGTTCGACGTTGCCCTCGGCATCGATGAGGCGCAGGTAGGAATCACCGGCCACCGAAGAACCCGTGACACCACACGTGCCCGCGTCGATCACCTGCCCCTGGGACAGGTGGAGGACCAGGGTGGAGTAGCCCGCGGTGGCGCTGGTCGTGGTCGCGCCGCTGTAGCTCCGCGCGCCGCTGAGCACCGCCGTACGGCCCGGCGTCAGGACCGAGTACCCCACGGTGCCGCTACAGGTTCCCGTGGAGAAGCAGCCCATGCGGACTTCGTAGACGCCGGCGGTGGCGGCCGTGAAGGACAGGCGGCTGCCCGTGGTGCCACACGCGTCATCGTTGGCCGTGACCTCGGTGCCATTGAGCATCAGGCGCAGGTAGCTGTCGCCCGTGACCGAGGCTCCTTCGAGATCACAGGTGCCCGCCTCGAAGACCTGGCCCGCATTCAGCTTCACGGTGAACGACGGAGAGTTGGTCGTCGCGCTCGCGGTGGCGGTGGCGCTGAAGGGAGTGACGCCGCTGCTCCCGGTGCTGGCCGAAGTCGCGTCGGCGACCGTGTCCAGTGCGGAATAGAAGTCGGCGAAGCCGCTGGCCGTAGCGAAGTTCAGGACGCCGTTCGGGAAGTTGCTGTCCACGAGCAGCGTCGGCGCGACCCAGGGGCCCGGCGGATAGGAGGCCTCGAACTCCTCATCCACGAGCGCCTGGGTCTGCTCCGGCGGGTGCTCGGGCTCCACGGGACCTGGAACGTCTTCGCCGCCACATCCCCCGAGACCGAGCGTCAGGGTGACCAGCAGCAATGCCTTGAGGGGTGTCTTCACCGCGCGTTTCATCCGAACTCCGCTTGACCGGGGGGCCTTGTGAAATTCCGCATTGCTGGAATATCAAGGTTCACTGCTTAACCATGAATATACAATTTTCCACCCATGGTAAAGTCCACCGGCACGGGGCGATCCGCCTTGGGCCCCTGCCAGCGTCACGCGCCCGGTGGGGGATGACGTAGAGGAAGGACGGGAGCCCTCCGGGTACCCGATCCAGCGAACGCGCCTGAACGTCACCGGACAGCAAAACGCCCTGCTTCCCGTGGGGTTGGGAAGCAGGGCGAGTGACCCCGACAGGAATCGAACCTGTGGCCTGCGGTTTAGGAAACTGGCCAGTGGGGATTGAGCGGCCTTCCCCAGCCTTCCTCTGCCTTGCCAAACCTTCGTTTTTATTCACGTTTCGGCCTCCATGTAGGTCCTCAACCTTCCTTGGTAATACCTGCGCTTCCTCAGTCTTCACGCCACGTGGACGCCACGGGTCGAGCGTCGCCGCCACGGCGTCGGAGCCCGCGCGAACGTGCTCAGGCAGCGCCACCGCGTAGTGCGCGCGCGTCGTCTCCACGTCCGCGTGGCCCAGCACTTCGGCCACCAGGCGGATGTCCTTCGTTGTCTGGTAGGCCACCGTCCCCCACGTGGAGCGCAGGTGCTTGAAGCGCAGTGTGAGGGGAGTGCCCTTGGGCCACAGCTGGAAGTTGCACCGCGGGCACCGTGAGGGGGCATCGTTCTGGCGCTCCTCCCGGAAGCCGCAGCCTTTGCGCCGACACACGTGCGTCCAGGCCTGCACCAGGCGGGCCCGCACGAGGGCGCGGCGGATGATGTCGTGGATTCGCCAGCTCGGCCCGAAGGGCTTAGTCGTTCCGGGCCGCGGGAAGAGGTGGGGGCCCGGCGTCGCTAGCTGTTCCTCAAGCGTCGGTACCAGCACCTCGGGAATGGGCACCCGACGCTCGCGCCCACCCTTCGTGGTGTCGCGGTGTCCGCTCCGGCGCACGAGGAGGTAGCGCTCCACGAGGTGGACCTCGTCCTTGCGCAGCACGCGCACCTCGCCCTTGCGGAGTCCCGTCAGCACGCTGGTGGCAACAGCCGGGCGATGCTCCGGGCTCAGGGCGGCGAAGAGCTGGGCGACCTGCTCCGGCGTGTAGAAGCCCACTTCGCGCTTGGGCACTCGCACCTTCCCAGCCTTCTTGAAGGGATTGGGCCCGGAGAAGAGGCCGGCCTTCTCGTCCAGGAACGAGTAGAGGCCCTGCCCTGCCATCCGCACGTGCTCACGCGACTGGGGGGAGAGCTTCGTCAGCTTCGCGAGCACCTGAAGCACGTCCGCCGGCGTGACGGAGTCCACGAGTCTGGTGCCCAGCGCCGTCGCCACGTAGCGCAGCTTCTGCTCCAGGTTGCGCTTGCTGGCGAACTCCGGCGGAAGTGCATCGAGCCGCATGCGGATGGCCGCAGCCACGGTCGGTACCTCTCGTCGCTCCGCCTCCAGTCCGGCTTCCTCTCGCCACGCGCGATGCTCCACTTCGTGCGCTTCGCGGCGCGCCTCAGTGAGCGTTCTCGCGGGAATGACCCGACGGTGCGGCTTACCGTCCTTCCCCACCCAGCCAATCCGGAACTTCCCTGACGGCAGCTTCTGCGCCCAGGCCACGGTTACTTCCCTCCCCGCTGCTGCATCTCACGCCAGGCCAGGAGCCGCGCCGGGTCGAACCGCAGTGAACCGCCCACCTTGAAGCTGGGAACGCTGCCCTCTGCCGCGAGGCGGTAGAGCGTCTTCTCGCTGATGGCGAGGAACTGGGCGGCACGCCGCACGTCCCACGCGTCCTGCATCTGGCCGTTGCTGACTTCGCTGTTCATCGACTTCTCCCACCGCCTGCGGCACTGAACGAAGGATTAGGTTTGAAGTGTGACAACAACCTGAAAGGTTGTCACCCGGGCCGCACGGTGCCTGGACTGGAGAACCAGCCAGGGTACGCGCGCGTAGAGCAACTGCCGCGCCAGTTCAGGGTTTAAGCGCGGAGGGGGCGCTTCTCGTCAGCGCCAGTTCGAGTCCTCGACGACAGCGCACCGCCCCCGGCACGCGAGGGCTGAGCCTCGACGTGGGGAGCGCGAGCGACGGAGGTGCCATGCATGGACGCACCGTCCGAGCCTGTGGATCCTGTGCGTGGGGAGCGAAGCGGCGCTGCGTGCGATGACGTCCCATGGCGACCCCAAAACAGGCCCCGCTGGTGCCTAGAGAACACCAGCGGGAACCCGCGGACACACCTGCAGCACCATCACGTGGTTACAGGGCCCTATCACCGGCCAGACCATCACGACCAACCGGTGAATTCTGTGGTGAAGCTTTGGGATGCCCGCCGTCTCTAGGTCAGCGGGTGCTGCGGTACTGCTTCAGTAATCGTTACTGCTGGTGCGACTGAAAAGCAAGTCGACTACTTCGAGATCGAGCGCGAAGCGCCGTCTTCCGGCTCCGCCTTCACCGGCGCGTAACACCCGCCCTTGTACTCGTAGAGGTCATCAGGACACGGCGGAGCGTCCTCAACATCCGCCTTCACCCAGCAACCGCCGTTGATCTCCTTCTGACTTCCGCGGCAGGGCGGCCTGCGCTGCACCTTGAAGGGCCGGGACGGCATGTCGCGAGCGATGAAGGGAGACACCTCGCTGACGAGGAGCACAGGCGCCTCGATCTCTTCGACCGCAGTCTGCCCAACGCCATTGGCCAGGACGGTGGACTCAGGCGTCTGGAGCTCCGCGACAACCGTGCTGGGAGGCTCATTGGATGGCGCGTGCTGGCGCTGCGGCCAAATGAGGTTGCCAAGAAACGCCGCAACGAGCAGTCCGAGCGCAGCGTCCTTCCAGTGCTGGACGACGAACGCCCTGCCCCTGTTCGCATGACGTCGCGCCAAGCCACGCCAGCGCTGTGCCCGGGTGAGCGGCGGTGACAACAGGTGCTCACGCAGCTCCGGCGCCCCCATGGCGCGGTCCAGAAGCTTCGGAAGATCCTCGCTCACAGCTACCAACTCCTCGTGCACCTTGGCGGTAGCCGCCGCGTGCGGCAGTCGCACCTGGAGCGCGCGGAACGCGGGGGAGTCGGAGGACGTCCAGGTGACCTCGAGGGACGCGCTGGGAAACTGCTCCAGCACTTCCTCCGGCGTTGTCTGGAGGAGCTGCGACTCCTCAACCTCCGGCCTGACGACGATGGCTGGCAGTCCCGTTTGGACGTGGCGCGCCAGGAAGACGTCACCCTGCTCCGTCCGGCGCTCAATGCACCGGCTCAGGTGGTACTGCCCCACACGGCCGGTCTGCCGGCCCTCGTTGGCGCGCGGCTCTCCCGGACTCGCACCACCACCTCCGCGCGCCCGCTGAGACGCACCACCGCCCCGGCTATTCACACCGCTGCCCATCGCGCACTCTCGCTCGCCTGCCTGGAGGGGACTCCAGCGACCTGACTCTACGGCGTTTCCCTGACTCTCCGGGCTACTTCTTCGGCGACCGTCCGCGGCGCGGGGCTTCATGAGGCTCCGGCGTCGTCGAAGCCAGCGCGTCACTCTGCTCCGCCTTCTTCTCGCGGTAGTCGGCGATGGCCCAGCGGAGGAAGTGCTCGCACACGTCGCTGATCGTCCGCTTCTTCTCGGTTCCGCTCTCGACCTCAGCGATCTCCCTCAGCTCCTCCCACATCGACTCAGGGAGATAGACCGTGGAGCCCTTCTTCTTCTCTTCAGGCGGGGGAAACAGCGGCATGGGGCGCTCACTTTCGACGGCTCTCTGCACTGCTGGCCTCCTTTCGTATGCGTCGGTCGCAGTTCGGTCAACGACGCAAAGATGTAGTCGCCAAGAACTCCAACGTCAAACTTGCACTAAACTAAATTTAGTTTAGATTGACGTTCATTGAGGCGGACGGACGGGGCTCCACACGGGAGAGGGCGGATGGGCGGGCGCGAGTCGGGTGGCCGACGAGGACGCCAGCAGGAGCAGCACGGACACCAGCGAGTCAGGGCAGGCGAAGCGCGCGAAGGCGAAGCAGCTGTGCAACTCGGGGCACGCGGTGCCCCAGAAGGAGGAGTGCCGTGGCTGAGAAGAAGACGAAGGCGCCGCGCGAGGTGCTGCGCGCCTACTTCGATGAGCACGAGGTGGAGCCGGAGGTTCTGCGCGCGTGGCAGGAGCTGGACACCACCATTGGAGGCGTGGCGCTCCGCATGGAGGATGACGTCGCTCGGCTGAAGGGCGGCGCGAAGTAATGCCCCTGCACGAGCTGGCCGAGGCGCTCACCGTCCTCGCTCGTGAGGGCTGGACGCCGCCGGACCGCGACGCGGCGAGCCTCGCGCAACAGGTGCGCGAGCTGGAGGCGCAGCAGGCCCAGACGCAGGAGGCGCTGCAGGCCGTCGAGTACCTCCAGGAGGCGTGCGAGCCCGACGGCACCGACGCCACGCGCGAGCGGTGGCTGCGCCTCCAGCGCCGCGTCACCAGTTCGCGACTCCAGTTGGCCCGCCTCAACGAGGCGGAGGTGTATCTGCGCGCGGAGTTGGAGCGCCAGGTGTGGCTCGCGCAGCACCTTCGCGCGCGGGCCGAGTCGCAGCGGGCCGCCGCGTAGCACGTCAGACCTCATTGGCAAGACGAAGGCATTCAACCTGAGAGGTTGCATTGCCGAATGGACGCCGCTCCCCCTGCCCCGCCTACGCCGAGCACCCGGACAGAAGCTGGGTGCTGTGCGAGCGCGAGTATGGACACGAGGGACGGCACCGGTGTCGGGACATGGAGTGGGACTGCCTCACCCCGGAGGACGAGGTGCAGGCCGAGTTGCGAGAACTGCTGCGCCAGGCCGAGCAGGCCGCAGGCGAGCACTACGAGTAGGAGCGGACGGCAATGACGGGCACCAACACAACCACGGGCACCGCGGAGAAACCGCCGGAGCGCAGCTTGGTGCGCAAGCTGGCCGAGGTCATGGGCGAGGTGGAGCGCGTCCCGAAGTCAGGGCGCAACGACTTCCACCGCTACGACTACGCGACCGAGGCAGACATCGTCTCGGCCGTTCGGAAGGCCATGGCGGACCGCGCCCTCATGCTGATTCCCTCCGTGGTGAAGACGGAGTGGCGCGAGGTGGAGCGCAACAAGGGCGGCAAGGACCGAATCGCAACGCTGACCGTGCGCTTCACACTGACCGACGGCGACAGCGGCGAAGAGCGGTCGTTCGAGGTGCTCGGCGAGGGGCAGGACCAGGGCGACAAGGCCACGTACAAGGCGCTCACCGGAGCGGTGAAGTACGCCTTGCTCAAGCTCTTCCTGATTCCCACTGGCGATGACCCGGAGGATGACGGGCAAGGCCAAAGCCAGCAGTCCCAGCGCGGAAGCCAGCAGCGCCCTCGTCAAGCAATGGACGACGGACCGCCCCCTCAGCGCACGGGTGCCCCGGCTCCTCGCACTACTCCTCGGAGTGGAGGTGCCGACGACGTCGCCGCCGCCATCGTCTCTGAAGCCGAGCAGGTGACCAAGGAGGAGTTCCCCGCGCTCTACGGGCGTGCACAAGGCCTCCCCAAGGGGAGCAAGGCTCGGGAGGTGGCGGGCGAAGCCGTGAAGGCCTCCGCAAAGCGCCTGGGCTTCTCTGCCAAGCAGGTTGCCGCCATGCAGAAGCCGGTGGGACGCGAGCCCGGCGCGGAGGGCTGACCGTGCGCCGCTGCCGCCCGCGCAAGCCGTCCTCCGAAGTCGTTCGGCACCGGTCCAACCGGGCCGAGTACTTCGCGGGCCTGCGCGCACTGCGCGGCGAACAGCAGGAACTGCCAGCGCCGCGCCAACTCGACGTACGCGTGGACTGCTGCGCGAAAGCAACCATCCAGGACTGCGCGTGTGGTGGCTCGCGCGTCTGCCCGGACCATGGCGGCCCGGTGTGCTTCGGGAAGTTCAGCCACGACTGATTGCGCAGCACCGCGCGTTCCGACAGCCGCATCACGCGGCCCGGGCCGATCTCCTAGCGCGCGGGGTTGCAACCCGGTGGCATTGGGCCACCGGGCCTTGTCGGTGGAGCGGCCAGCACAACACCTGGCTGGACGGAGCGTTCCACCTCACCCCGCGCGGCATAGGGCCTCGCGGGGCCTCTCACGGCGCTGGCGTTGAGCGCTGCCCGGCGAGGGCGGTCCCCACTCCCGTCCTCGCCGGGTCCTTCTCTCGCAGTGCCACCACAAGAGGCCGTCCTCATGAACGAAGTCGTCGCAGCGATCATCCTTGGCGTGTTCCCCACAGCCCCGCAGAAGCGAAAGCTTGAGAAGTTGCGCGGTCCGGACGGTGAGTTCGTGGGCTTCCCACTCAAGGACGTCCCCTCCTTCATTGATGGCTCCACGACCGGAAGCGGTGTGCCCGCCGCCCTCGGCATCCCCGTGGCCATCGCGAACAGGTTCAAGGAGGCCCCCGGCGCCGTGGACCTTCCCGTCTGTCGCGTCGAGGACTTGTCCAAGGTGCTGAAGAAGCCGCTGGCCTTGGCGACGAAGCGGTGGAAGCAACTCGCGAAGTGGGCTTCCGCGAATGGCGTGGAACTCGGAGAGCCATCGCTGATCCTCGGACACATCAACAGAGGCTGAGCCCCACGAGCAACACCGCGCCACCACCTAGCGCGCGCAACACCAGCAGCACCTGCCGATGACGGGGCGAGGGCCCCCGCTGGACGTCCCAGCGCTCCCGGTTCGAGTCCGGCGTCGGCAACTCCGTCCAGCCGCAACACCAATCCCCGGAGTCGTATGTCTTTCTCCCCGCGTCTTATCGCGCTGGCACTCGTGTGCCTCGTCGCGTGCAGTTCCAGCGAGTACAGCACCCGTGGTGAGTCCGAAGCGAAGCCCCGCGCGGACACGGCTGGCGTCATCCTCTTCGGCCTCCCGTCCTTTCCCAAAAACATGCAGAGCTACTGCCGCAACAGTTCGGACACGGCGATGACCAACTACGAGGCCAAGCGGGGGGCCATCCCCGACGACCTCGTCAAGTGCACCTCCGTCCATCTCCAGGCGGATTGCCTACGCGCAGCCCTCGCAAAGCACAGCTCCAACTGGAGCGGCGCCGACGAGGCCTGGGAGGCACGCTTCCCGGCTGCTGACTGGGACAACCTTCCCAACACCGCCTACGCGGATGCCGAGGATGCATTGGACAATGCGGAGGACACGCATCCGGCGTGCAAGGGCAAAGGGGTGGCGTTGAGGGCCGGAGCCATCGTCGGACACATCCTCGCCGGAGCCGGCACCGCAGACGGCAAGCCCTTGGACTGGACCGCACACAAGAGCCCCGCCCGGGCGGCCACGTTCGACTTCGAGTCGTTCATCCCCGCCCGGGCTGCTGACTTCGGCGCCCCTCGCGAGGCGCAGGAGGTCTGGACAGCTTGGCGCAACGAAGCCATCACCGAGGCCCGCTCGGCGGCCGCCAACGCATACCTCGCACAGAAGGAGGGGCGGCTCGACGTGGACGGCGCGAAGTGCTTCGTGTGGACCCGCTTCTCCCGTGCCTCCGGTGGGAGCATGAGCCTGATTGATGCCCGAGCCATCGCGCTGGGGGAGAAGATCCGGAAGGTCCCCATCAACGCGCCGGCCTGGGTGAAGGCCACGTCGAACAAGATCCAGGATGAGGCCGAGGAGAAGTGCGACGACTCGGACAACATCGGCGTCAAATACATGAACCGCATCGAGAGTGACGCGCGGCTGGCGGCACTTCGCTCCGAGGCGGACGCAGCCATGATGGGAATGCTGAGGTTCGTCAACAACGCGAAGATATTCGTGGAGGCTGCCGCGACTGGTGGACTGAGCCCCGCGAACCTCCCTCTACCGTTCCTCGGCGGGGACCTCGTCGAGAAGTACCGCCCCCACAAGGGCTACGACGGCCCGCTGTAGGCACTGATGTGGCTGGCCAGCGAGAGCGAGGCCGCCGCGACTCCGAAGCACTTCAAGTACCGAGCGGGCGGCACAGCGCGGGCCGCCCGCCCGCTTCCCGCGCGCCGTCACGACGGCGGCGCGATCACCCCCAACAACGAGACGAAAGTGGCGACGAAGACGGAGACGAAGAGCAGTGGTGGCCTGCTGGAGCTGGCAGAGAGGCTGGAGGAGGTCGCGCAGCTGCTGCGTGACACTGTGGCGAAGCTGGGTGGCGTGGTGACGTCCGCGCCCGCGGCGAAGGCGCCCCTGGCGAGCGCGGCCAAGCCGTCGAAGCCCGGCACGGCGAAGGCGGCGCAGGAGGACGGCACGCGCGTGTGCGCCATCAAGGGCTGCGGCAAGCCCAGCCGGACGAAGGGCTACTGCGCGGCGCACTACCAGAAGCTGCGCAACCTGGAGAAGACGAAGCGGCGTCCGGCGGACTGGGTGGACGACGCGAAGCCGAACACGGTGGAGGACGTCCTCCTGCCGCGCGGCCGCGCCGCCTCGAAGGCGCTGGCGGAGGCGAGCGCCCAATGAAGCCAGCGGACGTCAGCGGCCTGCCGAAGGAGCTGGAGGAAGTCCGTCGCATCGCACTGGGCGAAGTGCCCGCCGATGAGGCGCAGGTCCGGGCCGCGCTGGCTCAGGCATGGGCCTGGCTCGCGCCGCTGACGTCCGCACTATTGCCGGCTGAACCGTCGCCCGGCGCGGCGAAGCACACGACCGAGGATGTGGAACGGTGGTTCCGGGCAGTGGTCGCGCGGACAAAGGGTTCCACCGAAACGGTGATGGCCCGGATGCTCCGGGACGCCGCGCTGGAGGGCGCTAAGGTGCCGGGGCTGGTGGCGGACAACGCCGTCCTCCTGAAGCTCGCCCTGGATGACGTCCCCGCGTGCGATTGGCAAAGCGGGCGGGGCACGTGTGACGAGACGGGGCGCCAGCCGCGGTGCCAATTCTGCCTGCGCCGGGATGAGCTGATGAACAGCCCCGGCGCATCCATGCTCGCAGAGCACGAGACGAAGGTGTCCGCCCTCCAGGCCCAGGTGGCGCATCTCACGGCCGAACTGGACAACCTGAAGGACTGCGAGCAAGGGGCGAATGCCGTTGCAGTTGAGGCGATGGCTGCGCAGCGCAAGGCCGAGTCCGAGCAGGACGAAGAACGCAAGGCGGTGGAGGCGATGACGAAGGCCATCGACAAGCACCTCCCCGGCATCTGCCCGGCGCAGTCCCCGGACGAGGGCATCCACCTGCTGGCCGAGCAGCGCGACGCCGCCCAGGCCCGCGTGGCGGAGCTGGAGCGCGAGTTGCGCATTCGCAACGATGACCACGCTTTCGAGCAGGACATGCGCATCAAGACCGAGTCCGAGCGCGACGCCCTCCGCGCAGGTGGAGGCGGTGCGCGACAGGGCGACTGAGGTGGCGGCGGCGCGGCAGGATCTGGCGGAGTGGGATCAGCAGACCGTGCTCTCATTCGAAGGGCTCCAGAAGGAAGGGCTCTCTGCATTCACCGAACTCTCGGCGGCGTTGGGGGAGGTTGTTCCTCGCCATCCCCGCCCCGCCCGCCGAGACGCGAGCCGACGAGGCGTCATGCGCGGGTGACGTCCCACCGTGCGAGGACTCCATGTGCGGCGACCCGGTGTGCACGAAGCACCGCGGCGCAACGCCCGCCCCGAACTCTCCGGCTCTTCCGGAGGGTTCGACTCCGCCCGCCGAACCTGAAAGCGGGGCTTACACGTTGGCGGCGCGACGCTGGCTGGCGGCCGTTGAGCGCGCGGCCTCGAATGAGGCCGTCGCGAGTCGCTACCTAGTCAACGCCAATGGCGCATCCGTCCACCCCGGGGCGCTGCGCGAGGCCGTCCGCTGGGTGCTCCGCGGAGACGAGCCGGTTTGCGGCGAGCCCTCCACCGTGCAGGGCAGCGGCAAACCCGCCTCAAACCCCATGCTGTCCGCGCTCGACGTGCGCACCGCGGCGCCGCCGGGTCTGCGAGTGCGCGCCTTCGTTAACACCGTCATCGCAACAAGGGCCGGGCTCTCCTCTTCCTGTCCCGGCTCCTCACTCGCTTGAGAGAGCGTTGCGGCACTTCAGTGAACCTCTGACCTCTCTGCATCCCGAGCCGCTTGAGGTGCGCCTCTCGTCTCGGGTCCTGGGTTCTGCCAAAATGCCCACGGGGGGCAGCATTCGCATGAGAGAGCACATGCCCAGGCAAATTCTGACGTTGTGGCTCTGCGCCACCATGACACTCGGTGACCTCGCACAGGCCGCGCAGACACAACAGGCACAAGACGTTTCACCGAGGCTCCGCGGGCTGCTCGCAGCTCTCGATGATCCGAGCGGCCAAGTGGCGGCTGGAGCGCTGCGGTTGTTGATCAAGGAGAAGCGGGTTCCGGATGAACAGATCCCGCGTCTCGGCCGCATGCTCAAGGACCCCAATCCGCAAACCCGCCTTGACACAGCGCAGGCTTTGGGAGTCCTCGGCAAGGCCGCCAAGCAGCACGCCCCCCTCCTCACCGGCCTTCTCAGGGATCCAGACGTGTCCGTCCGCCAAGCTGCTGCGGAGGCCCTGGGAGCCATGGGTGAGGCCGCCAAGGATCAGGCTCCCCTCCTCGTCGACATGCTCAAGGACCCGGATGTGAACGTCCGAATTGCAGCAACGTTTGCGCTGAGAGAAATGGGCAAGGCCGCACAGGATCAAACCCTACGACTTACCGGCTTGCTGAAAGACCAGCACGGTGGTGTCCGCGCAGCAGCAGTGCAGGTGCTGGTAGCCATAGGCAAAGTTCCCAAGGAGGAGGCTCCGCACCTCGGCGACCTGCTCAAGGCCCCCAAGGAGAGCGTCCGCTATGCAGCAACGCAAGCGCTGGGCGCCCTGGGCGAGGCAGCCAAGGAGCAAGCTCCACTCCTCGTTGGCATGCTCAAGGATCCGGATAGTGGCGTCCGTGAGGCCGCAGTTCTAGCACTGGGTAACATGGGCGAGGCAGCCAAGGAGCAGGCTCCACTCCTCGTTGGCATGCTCAAGGACCCTAATGAGAATGTCAGTAGAGGAGCAGCAAAGGCTCTGGGCGCCATGGGCGAGGCAGCCAAGGAACAAGCCCCCCTCCTCGTTGACATGCTCAAGGATCCAGACTGGTCCATCCTCATCCCTGCTTTGCAGGCGCTGCAAGCCATGGGCAAGGCCGCCAGGGAACAGGTCCCGCGCATTAGCAACCTGCTCAAGGATCCGTCACCGTTCCGTCGAATTGTAGCAGCGGAATTGCTGGGACACATGGGCGAGGCAGCCAAGGAGCAGGCTCCACTCCTCGTTGGCATGCTCAAGGACCCTAATGAGAATGTCAGTAAAGGAGCAGCAAAGGCTCTGGGCGCCCTGGGCGAGACAGCCAAGGAGCAGGCTCCATACCTCGCCGACATGCTCAAGGACCCTAATGAGAAAGTCCGCGATGCGGCAGTGCAAGCGCTGCAATACATGGGCAAGGCCGCTAAGGATCAAGCTCCGCACCTTGTCGGCCTGCTCAAGGACCCCGAGAAGGACGTCCGCAAGGAAGCAGCGGCGGCACTGGGAGCCATGGGCGAGGCAGCCAAGGAGCAGGCTCCATACCTCGCCGACATGCTCAAGGACCCCGATGAGAAAGTCCGCCTTGCAGCAGCGAAGGCGCTGAGCGACATGGGCGAGTTTGACAGGAAGTACGCGCCTCTAGCTCTGGAGCTTCTGGAGAACGAAACAGTTCAGTATGACTATGAAGCCAAGGGTCTCCTCATGACCATGGCCCCGCTCGAACTCCAGCACGTTGTCCTGCTCCTGGCGAAGGCAAGCGCGAATCCATGGGATCGCAACGACTGGCTGTTATGCGCTCACGTTACGGGCGGTGGTGAGCCACCGGTGGAGCGCGTCCTACGTTGGCTCCCAAGGCGGGCCTTCGCGGGACTCCCAACGGAGCTGACGCTCGAGGAGGCCCGGGAGACGATGCATGCGTTCGCCGTGGTCTGGCAACATTCCGGGAAGTACCCTGACCTGCGGGATGATCTAGCGGAGCAGATTGTACGAGTGGCCAGCCTTACCAAAGGCCAGTGGACGCTCACTGACGACAAGCTACTCGTGCAGCATCAGACAAACCTGAAGGCCTCCTACCCGGCGCATGCCGAGAGACTTCAGGCCATCAGGTCCTCTCTAGAGAGCTGGGGGAGAGTGAAGACCTTCGCGTGGACCTGGGTGGGGCACCTCTGCTTCTGGTTGCTCCTCCTGTTCGTCTACCCACGCTCGCCGCAAGTCCAGGCGGTTTTCTTCTGGAATCCGTGGGTGCGCACCATCACGGGCTTCGGGTATGTGGGCCTTCTGTTGACATGGGTGCCGATCCTGCGGCGCCGCCTCCTCGCGCCCTTTGCGAACCAGCTCCTGGCGGATGCAGATCTCGAGCGTTTCCCCAAGGAGAGTTACTTCCACGGCTCCCAGGTCTTCATCCCGTCCGCGGGCCGGAGCGTCCCCCTGCTCTCCGCCGTCCCCCAGCTGCGAGGCCAAGTGGTCTTGGAGGGAGCCTCGGGCCTGGGCAAGTCGCTGTTCATCCGGTACCTGCTCCGCCACTCGAAGCAGCTCACGGTGTTTCTGCCCGCAGAGCGATGCCGGGAGGGTGTACTTGAGGCCATCCAGGCCAAGCTGGAGGGGCATGCGAAGGACACCGCCTTCCTGCAGAGCATCATTTACAGCGGCGCACTGGACATCTACATCGACGGACTCAACGAGGTGACGGCAGACACGCGTGCTCGCATCGTCCAGTTCGTCGAGCGCAACTTCCACGGCAACATCCTGCTTGCCACCCAGCGCATGGAGTGGACACCGCCCATCACGGCGCGCCTGTACGTGCTGCAGCCCCTCTCCGACGCCCAGGTGTCCGAGTTTCTGGCCAGCCGTGAGGTGCTGCTGGGTGAGAAGGCGCGGCTGCGTGGTCCAGAGTACCTCCAGTCATGTGAGCGATTCGTGCAGCGAGTCCTCGCCCCCGAGCAGCCCGAGGAGCTGCGCCTGTCGATGCGCGAGGTGCTCTCCAACCCGATGGACCTCACCGTCATCGCGCAGATGCTGGGCGAGGGGCACTCGCCGGATCTGTTCCGCCTGCGGCAGCAGCAATACGAGCTGATGGCCAGGGACTACCTGGAGGTCAACCTCGCAGAGTTCCCGCTGAATGGGTTCGCCGAGGAGTGCCACAGGATGCGGCTCGAGGATCGGCCGTCTCTGCCGGAGGAGCGCTTCGGTAAGGAGTTGCTGCGCCTGGAGTCCTTCAAGATCGTGGTGCGCCGGCAGTGGAAGGGGCCTGACGGGCGGGAGCACCGCGAGTGGCGTTTCCGCCATGACAAGCTTCAAGAATTCTTCATCGCCCAGGCACTCCTGGGGCAGGGCAACCCCCGCATTGCCCAGCACATGGACGATCCGCGCTTCCGGGGCGTCTACTTCCTGTTGGCGCTGCTGATGGATCCGGAGAGCGCGCATCAACTGCGAGATCGGCTGGTCGTTCACGCCGCCAGGACCCGCGACCACAGCGTGAGCGATGAGTTCGTCACCCTGCTGGAGGCGCGGCGCAAGTCCGAGCAGCTCCTGCATGCGCCGCCCCCGCGACCGCAGGATGACTCAGATCCCTCAAACAAGCACGGAGGAGGCGAGCGCGTGGCATGAGGCAGCGGCCAGGAAGGTGCGGATGAAGTAGAGGACACCGCGAGTGGACTGGGCAGAGTTTAACAGGAGGACATTTGCGGACACGCCCTGGTCCTCGTCCCGGATGAAGTCTGCCGCGCTTGCATATTGGCCCAAGTTGGAGGGTCGACATGCAGGGGCCTGGAGTGAAGCTGAAGCAGGCGGAGAAGGAGGCGCTGGACGCGCTGATGTCTCGTACGGTGGCGTCTGCGACACCTGCTCCATCCCCGGGCGCAACAACCAGTGCGGCTCGCTGTGCAGCAACCCCGCGCAGTGCCAGTACTCCGCGTCCGGCAACTTCCACACCTGCGGATTCTGACGCCCGCTCGTCTGTGGACGGCCGTCCCTGCCGCGAGATGGGACTGTAGGGCAAGCCCAGAGGGGAGACGCAGGGCACGCGCGCTGCACACCTCCGGAGGGACACGCCTCACGGAGCCAGCATGGACGCCATCTCACGCAGCCGCACCGCTCTCCTCCCCACCACCTACCGCGAGCCCGCAGAGCAGCCCCAGCGCTCCACGCCGAAGCCCCGGGTCCTGGAGAGGTCAATCAACACCGTCGACGCATTCACGCCGCACACGCCCACCCACAAGGCGCTCGTAGACCAGGTCCGCCGCACGACGACGCCCACGGCCATCTCCATCCGCCCGCCTACCGAGGGTCTGACGAAGTCGGCGGAGAGCGAGCCGCGCGTCTCCGCCCAGGGCTTCTTCAGCTCCGTCGGCGACGCGCTGAAGGACTTCGGCGGGCGCGTGGTGGACGGAGTGGCTGGCATCGGCAAAGGCATCTACGACAGCGTCAAGGGCACCCTGAAGAACACCTGGGAGATGGCGGAGACGTTCGGAAAGGGCATCGCCAACATCTTCACTGGCCGCTTCGCGGAGGGCTTCACCCAGCTCGGACTGAGCGTCCTCAAGGCCATCCAGACGCCGACGGACGGGCTCCTGCGCCTGGGAGGAAGCATCCTCAGCGCCATCCAGACGATGCTCTTCATCGAGCCCACGAGCCGCAAGCTGACGGGCGACGAGCTGGCGGCGCTGCACGAGGTGTACGGGGACTCCATCGACTACACGCGCATCGAGATCAAGGAAGGCAACGCGGGGCTTCTCACGGTGGGGGGACGACCCTTCACCCATGGGGACACCATCTACATTCCCAAGGACTCACTGCCCCTGCAGCCGGAACTGCTCGTGCACGAGGCGGCCCACGTGTGGCAGCACCAGCACGGGGGCAACGACTACATGTCCGAGGCCCTGGTGGCGCAGCTCTTCGGCGACGGCTACAACGTCGGCAAGGCCCTCCGGCAAGGCAAGTCCTGGGAGCAGATGAACCCGGAGCAGCAGGCGGAGTTCATTGAGTTGGCCTTCGGTCAGGGCTGCTTCGAGACGCCGCCGGCGCCGTTCGAGCTCGGCGGCAAGGACTACACTCAACAGCTTGAGGCCGCGAAGAAGTCCCTCCGCGCCGGCCAGGGAGCACCGTGACCATGCGCCTCCACCGCGTCTTGCCGCGCGCGCTCGTCGTCCTCCAGGTGTTGCTCCTCACCGCCTGCCAACCGCCGCTGGAGGTGACGCTCGCCTCCGGCAACGAGCGCCTGCCCGGCCCCGTCTTCCTCGTCGACGAGCCGTCCCAGGACGGGGGGCCGCCGCGGTACGACGTCATCCGCGTGCTGTCCGCAGACGGGACGCAGGTGTGGCACGTCCGCGCCCTCTCCTTCGGTGGGACGCGCGGACGCCGCGTCGTCTACGGCGAGGTGCCGGAGGGCTTCGAGACGGTGCAGCCCCCACAGCCCTTGGAGAGCGGGCGTCTCTACAGCATCGGCGTCTCAGGGGAAGCGTCGGGCGCGCTGCGCTTCATCGTCGGACAGGACGGCGACGTCCGGCCGGAGAAGTAGCCGCCCGCCGGACTGGAGCGCGGCACCGCGAATGCGGCGTTCGAGTAGGCAGATGATGAGAATGACCGCCGCCAAGGCCACTATAGGCGGGCCGGAGGTGCTTTTGCCATATCTGCGCAAGCATACCGTCACATTGCCAAGCTTGACAGAGGGCAAGATATTGGGCTTTGCCGGCTTGTCCTTACTTTTCCGCCTGTGCTATAGTTGAACTACAACCCATTGCCCTTCCTAATCTTCCTATGAAATCATCAAGCGCACTTCTTGTTCCTTTAGCCGCCTTCTTGATCCTCGCCGGCTGCGGCGGCACTCAAGATGAGGCGTTCAATACACTGGAAGACCAACTAAATGCTCTGATTGCACATGAAGAAGGAAGCTCCAGCGGGGAAGCTTGGTCGCAGCGTATCACTCAAGATGCTTTGACAATCTCGCTTTCATCAGACAGCGATCCACAATCGGTCGAAAGGAAGTTCGAATTAACGATTAAGGACAACAAGAGCATCCCAATCGAGGAGGAACTTGGGCATACCGAGATTTTGCCCTCATCGGATCTTAGCCTTCTGGTTCTTCATTCCAGTGCCAGCAATGGCATTTACATCTTCAGCCTTGGAACCGACCAGAATCGCAAGGCAATTGAGCTTTTGAAGAACGATCCGATCCTCAAGACCGCCATCAAGGCTGACGTGCTTTGCGATGGGATAGCACTATCTTCCGGTTCCTGGAGGCGAGATGCTCTTCATCCAAAAGATGAAGTTTCGGCCTTTTATGCCCAGCCTGATAGTGGCGGTGGCGGTGGCGGTGGCACGGCACCTTCCTGCACCTCAGGAGGCGCAGGCTCTTCAAGCTGCTCCATCTCGGAGGCTTATAACATGGGCTGCAGCGTTACCTGTAACGCCGGCTATTACGCCTGCTGCATGTCGAGCAACACTACATGCAAGTGCTTCAAGGGGTAAGTCCTTCCTCTACATCGTTGCCTCCAAGTCCTTTCTCGTGGACAAGATCAACGACCCCTCAATTCTGAGAACTGCAAGGTTCGCCACCACGAGAACCCTGTGTCGGGGGATTCCCTAGATTGTTGGACTGCGCGCGCGGCGTTACTCGTCGTCCAAACTCGGGCGGGAGGAGGCGCAATGATCCGCTTGGGGTTGTAGCGCCCCTTCGGTGAGGCATGGCCTCCCTCTTCCGCCGTGCCCTCACGGCCTTGGGCTTCCTGCCCAGCCGCCAAGGGCCCCCTCGTCCACGGCCTGCCCATCTTCTCGTTCTCGCCCCGGCGCGGCAGCCGAGAGGTGCTCGTTGCGTACCGGGAGAACGAGGGGCTGCACGTCGTGGTGGACCAGGACGGCAGCGTGCGACCGGAGAAGGAGTAGCGCGCCTGGGTCGGTCCGCGCGTCCTACCCAACAGGATGCACTCGCGGCCGTGACTTAACTTTCTCGTTTTGCCGTGCTGGCATGTTGAGCCATGTCAGCCGCTTTCGTCCTCCGCAGCGCCGTGAGCGCCGCCGCGATCCTCGCCCTCGCCGGGTGCGGGTCGGCTACCGTCGGTGGGGGTGGTAGTTCTGCGCGTGCGAAGTGGGTCGGCTCGGTCGTCAGGACGCCGGACGGCGGGCAGCTGCGCACGACCATCTACTACGGGCCCTGGCAGTGCAGCGCCGCGTTCCTGTCCCGCTGCGAGTCGAAGTGCGCGGCGCAGGGCTACCCTCTCATGGGCTGCATGTGGCTGGCCGACATCAAGGGGGACTGGCAGGGGCGCTACCTCTTCATGCCCGCGGAGGCCGGTGGCCGCCTCGCCATCACCCACTGCTGTTGCGATTACCCGACCGTGTCGAACGGCCGCCAGTTGCGGGAGAAGTGGAAAAACGCCCGTGAAGGCTTTCGTCGCCAGTGGGGCTCTGAGTTCGGAGAGTGGCCGTCAACGAACGGGGCCAACTGGCAGGGCCACCACATCTTCGATTTGGCGCACGGCGGTCCGCCGGTGGCGCCCGACAACGTGCTTCCGGTGCCGCAGGACGTCCACCAAGTCTTCAACGACGAATACCCCGCCTGCTACGCCCCTGGCGGCAAATGGCTCACGCCAGGTCCCGCGCGGCCGTACGTGGACTGAGGAGCCACCATGTCCATGGAAAGCCTGCTGGCCGAAGTCTCCCGACTCCACTTCCCTCGCCCTCCTGCCACGCTCGCGCAGGTCGCCGCCTTCGAGGCACGCGTGGGGTGGAGGCTTGATGAGGACCTGCGCGCCTTCTACCTGCACTGCGATGGATGTGATCTCTTCGTTTCCTCGCCGGACACCCGCTTCCGCGTGCTGCCGCTGGAGCAAATCATGCGGGCGCGCATCGCCGTCCGCGGCAACGACAGGGACGAAGCCGGAGCGGCATCCCTCTACACGCTCGTGGACATGCAGGACTCCGACTACGTCGTCCTGGACGTGGCACGGAGTGAGTCCGGCCGCTACTCCCTCTTCGACGCGTGGCACGAGACGTTCCCCGAACTGGTGCCTGTTGCATCGTCCTTCAGCGAGTTCCTGGAGAAGGCGCTTCGCAGCAGCAACAGCGCCTTCTGGCTGGACGGATGAGCCCGCCGGAGGGCTGAGCGGTTCCGGTTTCTCGCCCTAATTTGAGAGGGAAAACCGGAACCGGGTGCGACTCATTCACGCCTCGGGTAATCCGGTCGTCGTCCAAAGCGAGCCGAAGAGCTTGAGGACGACGTGAGGCCGTGTCCGGAAGTAGCCCAGGCCCGAGCGCAGCGCCTGTTGCAACTCGGTCATCTCGTCGAAGAGAAGGTTGTGCGTGGCCCGCTGGCGCAGGGGCCGCCACAGCCGTTCAATGGGTTGAAGCTGAGGGCTGTAGGGCGGCAGCCGGTACAGGGAGAGGTGCGGGAAGCGGCGCAAGGCCCAATCCACGGGGCGCCCGCGGTGCCAGGGCGCGTTGTCGATGATGAGGACGACTTGCCGCCACGCCGTGGCGGGATAGGCGCGGGCGACGTCGAGCAGGTGGTGGGCGAAAGCCACCTGCATGCGCTTTGTCTTGGAGAGTCCATCCTTGCGACGCGCTCGGGTGCGGCTGCCGTACAGCCTGCTCGTCACCGCGCCCGTCGTGAGGTTGGCGGAAGCGAAGGTGTGCACCACGTCCTTACAGTCGCGGGTGCCAATGACGGGGCGGCATCCCTTCACGCCCAGCGTCGCCGTCAGCGTCGGCACCATGGGAAATCTCGCTTCGTCCTGGCTCAAGAGGGCGATGTCACCTGCTTGCGCCTGGCGTTTTTTTCACTCAATTCCTGCCGCGCCTGCTGCTGGCGTGAAGCGTCCGCGCGAAGGAAGCGATAGGTGGGCCGGTACAGACGCACGCCATGGCGACGGCAGAAGTCCCCCATGGCCGTCTCCCGCGCCCGAATCCCCGTCTGGCGGTAGAGGAAGTCCGCCAGCGCCTCATGCGTCCAATTCGCCCGCTTGACGCCGCAGGCCCTTGGCCCCCGCTGGACCCAGCCCAGAATCACTGGCGCCAGCCCCTCGGGAATCAACGGCGTGCGGCCCGGTGCCCACTGAATCCTCAACCCGCTCAAGCCTCCCGCTCGATAGCGGGCGAGGAAGCGCTGGACGTTGCGTGGCGTCGTCCCCAGGTCCTCGGCAATCTGCTGCTGGGAGCGCCCTCGGGACGTCATCAGCACCGCCTGGCACCTCTCACGCAGACGTCGGTCCTCCGTCGTGCGGAAGCAGGATTCCAGCTCGCTCCGCTGCTCCTCGCTCAGCGCCAGTCCGCTCATGCTCCTTCAACCCGGCTGACACGACGGATTCTTCCGGGCCGTGAATCAGGCGGCGCGGGCAACCGTGGCCGCGCCTGCCTCAAGGCGCCGCGCGGCGGCCTCGCAGTAGCGCTCTTCCAGTTCCACGCCGACTGCGCGGAGCCCAAGTGACTGCGCGGCGACGAGCGTGGCCCCGGAGCCGACGAACGGATCCAGGACGAGGCCGCCCGTCGGGCAGGAGCGCTCCAGCAGGTAGCTCAGCAGGTTGACCGGCTTCTCGGTGGGGTGCGTGCGCGCCCGCGCGGGCACCGGCGGGTAGCCATCGAGGACCGCGCCGTGCCGCTTCCCAGCGAGCGCGCGACGTGTCGGCCCGGCGCCGTGCAGCACCACCTCGTAGTCCGGCGCGAAGCTGGCGGCGCAGTCACCCATGCCGCCGCGCGCCTTCCACCACATCAGCGCGCCCTTGATCTTCAGGTGGGCGCTAGCCGCGTCGAAGAAGTCCGGCCAGCTCTCCCAGTGGCAGAAGACGAAGGCGTGCAGGTCCGGCTTCAGCGCGGGCCCCGCAGCCGTGAGCGCCTGGCGGAAGACGCGCATGCCCTGGCGGGAGCCGTCCGCACGAATGGCGGCGCCGCTCTTCCCCTTTGCCTCGTAGGCCATCCCGTAGGGCGGGTCGGTGAGGAGCACGTCCACGGATCCGGACGGGAGTCCGGGCAGCGCGTCGCGGCAGTCGGCATGGAGCAGGGTGATGGTGTCGGTCTGGAAGTAGGGCTTCACTCTGGGGGCCTCGTCGGGCACGTGGGGCGAGGTGCACCACACGCGCGCGTGGTGCACACGGGATGCCGCTCGGCTGCCATCCTCACTATCCAGACGTACAGTTCTCAGGAAGGACTGCCACATGGACTGGTAGTCCAAGTCCTTCCGGTGCTTCAGTTCGTCATCAAGCGTGGGACGGGGTGTCTCACGTCATCGAAGAAAGGAAGTCTGGAATGCCGCACAGCCGTGAAGTCGTAGACCTCATTGCAGAGCTGAAGGCGCAGCGCCCTGTGGGTGAATTCGAAGTCACCGGACACCACACAGCCGACGAATACATTTGGGTGGCGGTCCGGCACACGGACGGCTCGCCAGCGTGCACCGTGCCGACGAGCATTGTGCCAGCGGATGGCCTGCAGGGCCTGATTCAGCAGTATGGCCGGCAGGAGTTAACCCGGGGAGCTGGCTGCTTGCCGGAGTGCACACGCTGCTCGAAGGAGATGATCTGGCGGCCATTGGACGTGGATGACACCAAGGTCGCGCTCGTCGCCGCTGCGTAGCCCCCTCAAGCAGCAACGGCCCGCCCCGAGTCATCCGGGGCGGGCCGCAGCGCTTCATCAGCCGAACGTCCATCGCACGCCCGCGCCAGCCATCCGCTCGCGCTGATTGGCCTCCACGAAACCGAAGACGCCCAGGTTCTGCCGGAGCCGCGCCCCACCCTCCAGGCGCGCGTAGGCGCCCGTAAGGGAGGTGACGCCCGCCTGGGCCTCCAGGTAGCCCGAACCGGCATGTCAGACCAACGTCGTAGGTTGGGCCATGTCAAACTGCCCGCCAAAACCTCGGAAGCGTCGCAATGTTGCCGAGCGATTCTGGGAAAAGGTCCGCAAGGGAGAGGGGTGTTGGGAGTGGGCCCTTGCCCACCTGCGGGGATATGGGGTCTTCACAGCGAACGGAAAGCACCTGCGGGCGCACCGGGTCGCATGGGAACTGACCAACGGTCCCATCCCAGATGGCATGTTGGTCTGCCACCACTGCGACAATCCTGGGTGCGTCAGGCCCGACCATCTCTTCCTGGGCTCAAATGCCGACAACAGCTCAGACAGGGACTCAAAGGGACGCCAAGCCCGTGGCGCAAAAGTTGTGCCGCTCACCCTCCCACGCGGTGACGAGCACTGGACTCGTCGTCAACCCGATCGCCTGCAGCGTGGTGACGCGAATCCGTCTCGAAGGCTTCGGGAGAAGCTCAAGCGCGGCGAGTCGCATCCAAAGGCGAAGATCACCCGCGAAGTTGTTCTTGAAATCAGGGCGGCTCACGCCGAGGGCGTCTTGGCCAAAGCTCTGGCGGAACGCTTCGGCGTAAGCCGTCATCTGATCTACCGAGTCGTCAAGAAGACGTTATGGGCGCACGTCGTTTCAGAAAAGCCACCTGAGCCCGGCCCCTGCCATCCGGGTTCCTGACGAGGCTTCGGCGAATGCGAAGGCGCCGAGATGGTTGGTCGGTCGATAGCCAACCTCTCCGCGAACTCGCCATCCGCTACCCGATGCCACGGTGGCGGTGATCTCGGCATACCCGTGGCGCACCGGCACGTCGCTCAGCACCCGCGACAGCCCCGCGGCGACTTCTACCCGCGGGGCATCGAAGGGACCGCCGCCACCGCCGCCGTGGCGACCGGGCCCAGCGCGGCGGTGCTGCCGATGGCGCCGAGCGCGAGCTCCAGCGCCTCCGCGCGCACCTTCACGTCGGCCTTCTGCGCGCCGTGGATGGAGGCGAACTCCAGCTTCACGGCCTCCTGCTCCCAGGGCTTCAGCGGGCGCCAGCCGTTGGCCTTCAGCCAGGAGTCCGCCACCTCCAGGCCCTTGGCCACCTTGTCGAGGGCGTTCTCCTCCTCGTCCATCGCGGCGAAGTCCTCCACCACGTGGAAGGCATGGAAGGCCACGGTGGCGACGATGCGCTTGCGCCGGGTGGTAAGCCAGGTGCCGCCGGCGAAGAGGCCGACGGCACCGGCGACGATGCCCAGGCCGATGCCGATGTTCCCCGGTGTGAACAGCGCGTCCAGGATGCTGGAGCTGGCGCCGGTGGACGCCTGGGCCAGGGCCGCCGGAGCGGCGAGGACGACCGGGAGACACGCGGCCAGGGTGAGACGCTTCTTCATGGGGTGCTTCTCCTTCTGGGGTGTGGGGCTCCCGGGAGCGCCCCGGGCGAGCGCCGGCAGCTGCCGGAGGAAGACGTCAGACGCGCGGCATCCAGTTCCAGCAGCCGGGCACGGGCGCCTCGGTGGGGGCCTGGGACACGTCGGACGCCGTGAAGGGCAGGAAGCGGGGCGGCTTCACCAGGAGCTCCACGGTGCCGTCGTCGTTGACGGCGGTGATGTCCGCCGCGCACACCACCTCGTCGCGCTGGTAGTGGACGGCCCGGCCGACGCTGGGCTTCTGCCCGGGCGGCACCATGGGAGCGCCGACCGGGCCCGGCGGCACCGCCACGGACGCGACCGGGGTGTTGATGGCCTCGGCCACCGCGAGCCAGCCGGCGCGAACCAGCGCGGAGCACTTCTCGAACGGGGGCAGCTCGGCGCCCGTCACCGCGGAGCGCCCGCCGGTGACGCTGCCGTAGCAGGTGTAGAGCGTGAGGGCCGTGGCGAGCTTGCCGGGGCTGGCCTGGGCCAGAGCCCTTTCGGCGGCGGTGATGAGATCGGCGGGCGGCGTGTACGGCGCGGGTGAGGACATGCTGGTGCTCCTGGTGGTGCTGCGGGTTGGACGTCGGGAAAGAGATTCGGCGGCACAGCGGCACCCGAAGAGAGCGCGCCATGGGCAGGCAGGTGCAACTCAGGAGACGAAGGGCAGGCGCCGGAAGCCGAGAACGTCGGGGCGGTACTCCACGCGGGTGAAGGACTTCACCTTCGCGTCCGCGCGCACCGCATCGTCCAGCGTGAGCGTCTTGCTGCCGCCCCCGGAGGCGCCCACCACGACTCCCGCGCCCACGTGCACCATGACGTGGTCCGGATCGCCGGCCTTGCCGTACAGCACCAGGTCTCCAGGCTGCAGGTCCGCCGCGCTCGCCACCGGAGCGCACTCCGCCCACAGCCGGTCCGTGTTGTGCGTCGCGCGCCAGTCCTTCCCGCCCACCTGATTGAAGCACCACGTCACGAGGCCGGAGCAGTCGAAGAGGCGCGGGCCATCCGCCGCGGCTCGCTGGCCCTTCGCGCCCCAGCGGTAGGGCGAGTGCATCTGCGCGAGGACGAGCTGAAGGAAGGCGGCGCGCTGCGAGGTGATAGGCATGGTGAGGCTCCGGCTGCTGGGAGTAGGCGGCGTCATGGAGAAGCGCTGACCCAGACCGCCAGGACGAGGGCGGCGCACACGGCGAGCATGTGCGCGGCGAAGAGGGAGAGGCTCACCGGCGCCTCATGGGGGAACCGGGCTCGGACGCGTCCTGCGTGAGCTGGTGCTGGGCGGGCGCCTGGGCCTGGACGAACCAGCGGCCGCAGTCGCGCAGCCCAGCGAGCCCCAGCAGGCCGACGACGACGCCCACCACCCACAGCGCCCCAGCCTGACGGGAGTTCCGGTGCTCCTGCGCGTCCTGGCGCTCCCGGATGGCGGGGATGGCCTCCACCGCAACCCCGTGGGCGGCCGAGGACTTCTCCAGCGCCTCCACCTTCGCTGCCAGCCCGGGCACCGCACCGACGGCCGGCGCGTGCTCCGTCACGCGCCGGTCCACCTCCATGATGCGATCTTCCAGGCGGCGCACCTGCTCGGCGGTGGCCATGCGCTCGCCGACGCCGCGCACCTCCGTCTGGACGCCCTCCATGAGCCGGTGGAGGTCCACCGCCATCCGCTCGGCGGCTTTCAGCGCCGTGCCTGCGCGCTCGTTCGTCGCCTCCTGCTGGGCGGCAAGCCGGGCGAGGTCCTCACGGACAGTGTTGTCGGGGGTACGGCGGGGAGCGGGGGGCATACCGCCGCATGGTCAACGCTCGCGTGGACGGTGTCCGGCGGCACTTGTGCGAGCCCGCCCACCGAATCAGCAGCAAACAGGAGTCGTAGACGCCCCAGGAACACAGGTTCAGATGACAAGCAATAAGTCCGTTCTATAGCGTCTGCCGGAACGCAGGCTCTCTACTTAGCAATCGGACTCTAAAAACCATCCATGCGAATCATTGAAGAAATCGACAGTGGCGGCTTCGGCAAAATCGAGAAAGTAGAACTCTCAGACGGCACAATCGCCGCAAGAAAGACTTTCTCACCCAGCGTCAAGGTGGCAACCAATGAGGAGCGCGAGAAGCTAAGAAAACGATTCTGCCGAGAGGTGCGAATTCAGCGCGGACTATCGTCCGACCTGTTCCTGCCGGTGCTTGACGCCGATCTTAACGGGCCCGCACCTTGGTTCACAATGCCGCTCGCCGACAAGTCATACATTGAGCAGATCGAAGAAGACAAGCAGTCCGGGATCATTACCAGCGAAGCTCTTGCAGACATTCTTAACGGATTAGAGGAACTACACAGGCTTGACTATGTACATCGTGACTTAAAACCCGCGAACATCCTTCTTCACGAAGGAACATGGAAACTGGCCGATTTCGGGTTGGCCTTGCCTCCGAACGGAGGGACATCCAGACTGAGTTCGCAGTATTCAGCGTGGGGCTCAGAACACTATGCAGCCCCCGAACAATACACCGACTTCTCAAACGTTCGACCTTCTGCCGACATCTACTCGTTCGGCTGTATTCTTCACGATCTCGTAGCAAACGCGAGCAGAATCCCTTATCAGCGGCAAACCTGTAGCGGGCCGTTCGCCCCAATCATAGAAAAATGCACCGAAACAATCCCAACAAAGCGCTTCAAGACAATTAGCGGGCTTCGATCCGCACTTCTAGGTCTCCTCGCTCAGCCGAACAGCATCAAGATCTCTCTCGAATCAGGGGAGTGGATCAAAGAACTCGACTCAGTCAACACCTGGACAATCGAAACTGTCGCAAACTTCGAGCGCTACTTAAAAACAACCGACACGGAGCAAAAATGGGCCATCCTGGATAAGTTCAATGAAGAAACTATCACCATCCTGTCGAAACTCGACCCAGACCTTTGGCTGTCGCTAGGGCTGGTTTATTCCGACTGGGCACGCGGATCATTCGACTTCTCATACTGCGACGTGGTTGCAGTGCGCCTGCTCGCCATCTTCAAGTCGACAAGCTCACTGGAGCTCAAGGCATCCATTGCGCTTTCCCTTGCCGAACTTGCATATTCCCACAATCGCTGGTTCGTCATGGAACGACTATTCACGATTTGCGGTCACAGTTGCGACGCAGCCGCAGCCGCTCGAATCGCTCTTGAGATCCAGGCAGAGGAGTTTCAGAGGCCATTCAAGAGATGTGCAGAGGGAATTCGGCGCACGCCAACCATGTTCCATCCAATTATCGCAGGTGTCCTCTGAAGCTCAGAGCCGAGCAAGTCGCTAGTTCGTTGCCCCAACGGCTCTGTCCTTTCCGACGCCAAGCAACCAGTCGCGAAAGGCGGGCCAGGAGTCCTCAGTGATGAGTCCGCGTGCGGCAGCGTTCGCCTGCCACTCGCGGATGAGCCCGTCACCGCGCTGGAGCAGCCAGGGCCGCCCGAAGGCGGTCCGCTGCTCCAGCATGTACTTCTCGAACTCGGCCACCGTCTGCTCGAACGTGGCCAGCGGGTTGAAGACGAGCCAGTCGTAACCCTTGTCCTTCGCGTAGAAGCGCTCGTCCTGGCCGACCATCTCTACGGTGGAGTACTTCCCCCAGTCGTCGCTGCTGCCGGGGGCCGCGCCCGCGGACTCCAGCTGCACCAGCTCCTGCTCGAGCGCCGACTTCTTCACCAGCGTGGCGGAGTTCACCTCAGCGGCCGCGCGCGACAGTGCGGCTGAGGCATCGAGCTGCCCCTTGATGCGGGCGATCTCCAGCCGCAGGTCCCGCTTTCGGGCCTCGTTGGCGTTGATGGTGTAGACGTCGCTCTGCGTGAGGGTGGGCATGGCCGACTCCTAGATGGGCTGCTTGATGTTGTGGCTGAGGAGGCCCGCGGACTCGTACGTCCGGGCCCCGTGCACGGTGAGCTTCACGACGGCGCCCTCCCCTTCCGGCGCGACGCGCCGCACGAGCCCCGGGCGCAGGCCCTCCAGCAGCTCGCCGGGCCGAAGCGCGCGGACCTGCGTCCAACCTGCGAAGCGCCGGTAGACGAGGTGGTTGGGCGTCGCAACCAGGACGCGGCCATCCGTCAGCTCCACCCGCCAGCGCGCGGCCCGGTGGCTGGAGGCGGCCGTCACCTCAAAGGTGCCCACCCGGCGCGTGTCCTCGTGCTGGGTGAGGACGCGCATGCCGGGGCGGATGGACGCCGCAGGCACCTCCTGCCCGTCCTCCAGCGTGATGAGCGTCTCGGGCGCTACGCATGTGCCGCCCGTCCCGCCGGAGCCGCCGCCGCCGCCACCCGCGGGCGCGCCACTGAAGGGCGAGGTCGTGGACTTCGCGAAGTTGATGCCCAGCCCGGCGCCGAACGTGGGGGTGAACCACATGGAGGCGCTCACGCCGTAGACGCCGTGCACCTCGCACAGGAGCGCGACGTACTCTCCCAGGTTCTGGCCGTAGAGCCCCGAGAGGGCCGCCGGGTACTGGAAGGTGTGGGTGATGGCGATGCGGTTGACCGCGTTGCCGTCCACTGCGGCGGCGTACTTCCGGTCCGCGAGGGTGATGTAGCGCGTGCCCCGGTACGTGGCGCTGACGCTGCTGTAGTAGTCCACCTTGAGGTAGCGGAGCGCGTCGAGGTTGTCGTCGATGCTGGAGGGCTGGATGAAGAAGTGGTGCACCAGCCAGGAGTGGACGATGGGCGTCGTGTACCGGAAGTAGTCCGTGCACTGGACGTCCAGCCGGTCAATGAGCGGCGCCCCGCCGCGCACGCCCGTGTTGTTGCTCCCCCGGTAGTGGACGCGCCCCGCGGCCGATGTCCCATCCAGCGCCTGGTTGGCCCGGAAGAAAGGCGTGTCCAACAGGTAGCTACCAATCTGCACGTTGCCGCCGGCCGCCTTGAAGGCGGTGCCCACGTTGTCTAGCTTCGCCCCGGCGACGGGCACGCCGTTGCCGTCCTCCGCGTAGTTGGACGTCTGGAGGGTGTTGGCCACAAGCAGGTCGAACGTCACCATCTTCCGCATGGAGATGGCGTCCAGGTACACGGCCTTGCCGGCGTCCGCTCCCACGGCATTGAGCTCGAAGTACAGCTGCACGCCGGTGCACCCGGCCGGGCACGTGCCCTTCAGCTTCACGCGCTGGTAGCCCGTCGTGAGCGTGACGGCGACGGAGGTGATCTGACCGTCGTAGCTGCCGCTCGCCCCCTCCCAGAGAAGGAAGAGCGTCGCGCCAGACTGGGCGAGCGCGGCCGAGGACTTCACCCAGGCCTCGGCGTAGAACTGATCCCCAGCGGTGCACTTGATGCGGCCACCGGGTGCGGTGCTCCGGTAGCCGCCGATGAAGTTGAGGCCCACGAAGCCGCCCCCCACGGGCACGGGCAGCTTGCGGCACCAGCGCCCCTCCTTCGCGCTGGAGGGCTCCTCCACCAGCCTGTCACCCTCGGGGGACTGGCCCAGTGCGGCCGCGCCGGCTTCCGAGTACCCGTTGGGCACCAGGTTGTCCGTGGGCGGCAGCAGCAGGTGCGTGAAGCTGATGGCCGCCGCCGCCACCGCGGCGCTGGTGACGGAGCTCGCCGACATGTGCCGGGCGTAGACGCTCCCCGTCGGCACATTGGAGAGGTCCGCCACTGCCATGGTGAGGGTGTCCGGGTCCGCCACCACGCTACCGCCGAGGACGCGCCAGTTGCTCTGGCTGCCGTTGGTGTAGAGGGCCTGGACAGCGCACTGCACCTCCGTCGGCAGCTTCAGCTTCAGCGGCGCCACCCACCGTCTCTCGGAGGGGCCGAACTTCCGGGGCTCCAGCAGGTAGCTGTCCGTGTTGTTGGGGTCGCTGCCCTCGTAGACGACGACCTGGAAGCCCGCGAGGAGGTGCGCGGGGAGCACCTCCTCGTGCGTCCAGCGGATGTCCAGGTAGCGCGACTTGACGAGCTGTGGGGAGCGGACGCCGTCCACCTCCCGGTCGTAGACGCCGGCCGCTTCTTCCTGCTCGCGCGAGCGCATGCCCTCCCATTTACGGAGGAGGCGTGGACGAAATCCCCAGGGTAAGGGTGGCAGGCACCGTGGGCACGGACACCACGAGGACGCTCGCCGCGCTGGTGCTGTAGTTGCCCGAGGTGTCGATGGCCTTCACGTGCACCAGCTGGTTGGTGCCCGGCGCCGGCAGGGCCCATTCGTAGGTGGTGGCTCGCACCTTGCCGATGAGGCTGCCCACCTCCCAGCTGCTGCCGTAGCGCAGCTCGTAGGTGTCCCGGTCCAGGTCCGGCACCTCCGCCCAGCGCAACGTCGCGGTGCTTCCGTTGAGGACGCAGGTGAGGCCCGTCACGTTGGAGGGAGGGGCCGCCTTGCCCACCACGGTGTGGCTGGCCGAGGCGTAGGTGGTGACGAGGCCGTTGAGGACGGCGGCCACCTGGACGGTGTACTCGCCCGGCAGGCAGTCCTGGAGCTCCCAGAAGTGCGTCTGCACCGGTGGCTCCGACGTCCAGTTGCCGCCCTCGCGCCGCCAGCGCACGCGGTACTCCGTGGCCGTGGCCACCTGCGTCCAGCGGGCCGTCACCATGACCTTCACGCCACCATTCGTCGTCTTGTACAGCGACTCGCCCACCGCGAGGCCCGCAGGTGGCGCGGACGAGGGCAGCACGGACGTGGGCAAGGGCTGCAGCTTCACGCCGTGCTCCACCTCCGCGTACTTCCCCGGCTCGTGGCGCAGGGCGGTGATTTCGTAGAGGTGCGGCTCCACCTCCGCGACGTTGAGGATGCGCCAGAGGGTGGGCGTCAAGTCGGACGCGGCCAGCACCCAGACGGCCTGGGGCTGGGGCGCGGCCGAGAAGGGCGTGGCCACCGTGAGGGCCCGGTACGGCGCCGGCGCGAGCGCGGCCAGCGGGCGCTCCTCCACGGTGCCGTCCGGCAGCACCGCGGAGAGGGCGTACGTCTTCCCTGCTTCCAGGGTGACGTCCGCGTCGAGCTCCACCTGGCTGGCGGTGGCGGCCACCACGCGCCCGCCCCACCTGCGCCCGGCGCGGTATGGGTCCTGGAGCTTCACCACGGCGCCGGGGTTGCGCATGGCGCCCTCGAAGCCGGTGCGGAACGTCACCGTCTCCGTCTCCAGCCTCTCGGTGAGGAGCAGCCACCGGCCCACGCGCTGCGCCTGGCCCCGGGAGGTGCAGCCGAGCGCCACCACCTCGGTGGGGTTGTAGCCGTAGGTGGCGAGGCCCTCTTCGTCGGTGACGTACTCCTGGGCCACCTTGAAGTGGTTGTCCGGGTCGTTCCAGCTGACGAGGGCCACCGTGTGGCGTGCGCGCTTGCCGCTGGAGGCATACGTGAAGAGGCCCTCCACCACGTTGGCCGGCGTGAAGAGGTACTCGGCGTCGCGCGGCGCGTCCTGGGCGACGAAGACGGCGCCGGAGGCCCAGTACGTCATGCCGCGGAAGACGGACGCGAGGTTGTTGATGACCTTGTACGCGTCCTCCTGCGTCTGGAGGTAGAGGTTGCAGCGGAAGCGCGGCTCCATGCCGCCCTTCCCGTCCGGCACCAACTCGTCGCAGTACTTCCCCACCGTGTAGAGGCCCCATTTGTCCACGGCGGCCTCGTTGAGGTAGCGGCCCAGGCCGTAGCGCTTCGTCGTCAGCAAGTCGTAGAAGCACCAGGCCGGGTTGTCCGTCCAGGCCACCTTCCACGTGCCGTCCCAGGTGCCCTCGTACGTCCGGGCCACGGGGTTGTAGTTGCTGGGCACGCGCACCCGCAGCCCGCGAATCCGGTAGCTGCGCGTGGGGATGCTGCTGAACTGGCTCGCCGGCACCTGCAGCGCGCAGAGGGCGGTGTTGGGGAAGGAGAGCTTCTCGTCCAGCAGCGTTGCGTAGGACTTCCAGAGGACCTTGTTCTGCTTCGTGACGCTGTCGGCCTCCTCGCTGACGCGCGTGACGCGGATGTCCCACGGGGGCGAGCCCGTCAGCTCCACGCGGAAGGTGCGCTCGTAGGGGCTGGTGCACTTCCCGCGGAAGAGCTCCGCGCCCTGGAAGGACTGCTCCACGTAGCCGCCGCCGTTGCTCTGCACGGCGATGGAGACGAGGACGCGGGTGGGCAGCAGGTCGCCCGTCGTCGGATCCTGGTAGGTGAGCTGGGGCGCCTGGAGGGTGACGCGCACGGCGTCCACCCCCGGGTCCGTCACGGTGCGCACCACCGGGGTTGCGTGCTTCACCTCCACGCCCACGGAGTACTCCGCCTCGCCGGACGGGAAGCCGGGGATGTACTCCTGGGACTGCGTGCCGCGCACGTCGTAGACGGTGACGCCGGTGAAGTTGAAGGTGCCGTCGGGATTCTGGATGGCGACGCCGTCCAGGTAGACGGACTTCAGCCCGTCGACGAGGCCCTGAATCTCCCCCTCGCACAGCAGGTCCAACACGCGCGCCTTGGAGCTGGACTTCAACGTGTTCGGAGACTCGACGGGCGTCCGCTGGGCGCCGCCCTCCCCCTTGCCGCCGCTGCTGCCACCCATGTCAGTCCTCCACCGTTGGGTCCGCCTTCTTCACGTTGTGGCTGAGGAGGCCGTCGGAGACGTAGGTGTGCGCGCCCGCCACGGTGAGGCGTACCACCGGCCCGCGCTCACCGCGCGTCACCTGGCGCACCACGCCCGGCCGGGCGCCCACCAGTCGCGTGCCGGCCGCGAGGTGCCGCAGTTCCACCCAGGCGTCCTCCGTCCGCACGCGGTGGGTGCCGGTGGCCTCCAGGCGTCGGCCGTCCTCCAACTCCAGCAGCCAGCGGACGCCCTCGGCGGGCTCCGCTGCGATGACGGGGAAGACGTCCCACTCCAGCGTCTCCTCGTCCTGGGTGCGCACCGCCATGCCCACCTGGACTTCGCCTGCCGGCACTTCCCGGCCGTCCGCCAGGAGGATGGGCACCCACGGCGCGGGGCAGGTGCCGCCGCCAGGGGTGGTTCCGCCGACGCCCGTCTGTCCGCTGCCGCTGTTGCCCCCGAAGCCGCCGTCGGACCACTCGGTGACGATGCCGGCGGAGACGACGCAGCTGCCCACCTCCATCTCCCCGTAGCAGATGGGCACCGGGTGGCCCTGGGCGAGCGTGTTGACGGGGCCGTTGAAGACGTAGCTGGGCTTGTTGGCGTCCTTCTCGTCAGGCCCATTCGCGGTGGGCGGGGCGAAGAGGAGCTGGGAGACGCCGCCGGCCATCAGGGAGATGCCCGCGGTGATGAGGGGCACGCCCGCGCCGTACCCGTAGACGGAGAGGACGACGCCGGCGGCGATGAGCACCGCACCCGCCACCACCTGGAACCAGCCGGACTTCGCCCCGGCCAGCGCGGGCATGAGGGTGAGGACGCGCGCGCCGGTGGGCATGCCCAGGTCGTCCTCCCCCACGTCCCGCTTGCCCGCGAAGACGTGGTAGCCGGGCTCGCTGTTCTCCGCGAGGTAGCGCCGGAAGCCGTCGCAGACGGCCGAGAGGGCGCGCACCGCCTCCGCAGGCGAGGGCACCGAGAGGTCCATCTTCCACACGCGCCCGAAGCGCTTCCCCAGCGGACCACCCAGGACGATGGTCGTCAGCATCGGGAGACGTGCCTCACGACGCGCTGGGTGATGCGCTCCCAGAAGCCGGAGTACGTCTCCCGGCCGGACAGGCGCCCCATGACGTGGTGCAGGAGGACATCCCCGCCCAGGTAGACGCCCGCGTGGTTGGGCACCGGGGCGCGCAGCTGCATAAGGAGGACGTCATGCTCGCGCAGGGCCTGGCCCGTCACATCCACGAAGCCCGCCCGGCCGAAGCCCTCCTGGTAGAGGTTGCCACCCTTCGCCCACCAGTCGTCCGGGCGCTCGAAGTCGGGCAGTGCCAGGCCCAGGCGCTCCCGGTAGTAGTCCTGGATGAGGGAGTAGCAGTCCAGGACGCCGTGGCTGAAGGTGCGGCCCACCAGCGGCGGCCGGTAGCCGTCCGGGTACCAGAGGCACCAGTGCCCCACCGGCACGTTGAGGATAAGCCAGGGCAGGCCCCAGCGCTCCATCATCACCCGGTCCGCCTCGCTCGGCTCCGGCGCGGCGTTGGGGTGGGAGTGCACCACTGCCACCACCTCGCCATCCCCTTCCGCCCGCGCATAGTCCTCGGGCGACAGGACGAAGTGCGCCTGGCCGTCGGCGAGGTTCCGGCAGGGCCGGTACCGCTGGGCGCCTCCAACCAGCACCACGAGGCCGCAGGACTCGCGGGGATAGTCCGCCTGGGCGTGTGCGAACGCGGCGCCCAGGACGTCATCAGCCAGCGTCAGCCGGCAGGGGTCGACCATGCCGGCATCGTCGGCGGTAGCGTGGACGACGTCCCTTCAGACTCTGCACGCCAACATCAATGCTGCATCTCGTTGATGACCGCATCCACGAACTGCAGGCGACACTCCGGAGCGGGATGTTTCGACTGCGCTTCGCCCTCATCACATCGGATTGGCAGAACCAGAGCCGGCTGCTCGCACGAAACGGAATTGATCCCGGCATCGGCAAGATCGGCACGGGCGCGCGCAATCATCTTGGCGACAGGCGTATTGGGCGACTCGGCGAGAGCCCGGAGTTCCTCGTTCGTGACAACACCACCGTCGGCGCGCTTCATGTTTGGCCCTCTCAACCGGAGCATCAGCTGGAAAGAGCATGACTCAACGGAACGCGCGAACAGGCGCGCGCTCTCTTTATCTATTTTATCCTTCGCCTTTGGCCCGGCCCAGGCCACCCGACAGTCCTTGATGACGGGCCGCTTGAGGAGGAGGCCTCGCACTGTACCGTGGAAGGCAACAAGCTGCCCCTTCGCCAGCTCCGCGACGGCTTGCATCTGCTCGTCCGGAACAAGGCACATGACAGAGCTCATCATCTCGCCCACGTCCAGCGAGATGACGATGTTATCTGTCGCGTCCTTGGCAATGTCTTGGATGAGTCCCGTCACCTCCACCTGCTTGCTGCGGTACTTCATGTCCGCTGCCACCTCGTTCTCGGCGTAAGCCTCCCAAAGCTGGCGCGGGCCCACGAGGATGAGCCCTGGTGCGGCAGGAGCTGGAGGTGGACTGGGAGCCCTGGCGGCTGGGCCCGAGGTATCGCTGGGTGCTGCTGCCACCTGCTCCGGGGCCCGTCCCGCCTCCTGCTTGCACCCGACTACCGTCAGCACTGCAACAAGCCACCACGCGCGCATCGTCCCCTCCAGTGAGACGTGGGAGGACAGCACGGGGCACCAGAACGACGCAAGGAGTCGGGCTTGGCGGCGGGCGTCTCTGGAAAGGATGGATCACACCTCCACCAGCAGAACCGCCAGGGCCAGCAGCCGCTCCCGGACGCGGGCGCGCAGGGTGGCGGCGGCGGCCACGGCACGGCGCCAGGCATTCAGCGCGGCGGACGCCTCGCGCGCCAGCTCCGCCAGCAGCAGCGGCACGGGACGACGCGACAGATTCGTGGCCTGGGCGCAGTAATCACGTGCGGGACCCGTGCGGCCCGCGCTTCGGTACAGCGTGGCCCGGCGTGCGAGTAGCTCCGCGCGGGCCTCCCCTGACGCGGCGGACACCAGCCTGCCCAGTGGCTCCAGCCGCTCTGCCTCTTCTTCCGGCGTGCCCGTGCCGGGCGGAGGCAGCAGGTCCAGCAGCGCCTGTGCCGCCCACGCGTCCAGCGGCCCCTCCGCCAGTAGGCTGCGCAGCGAATCTGCGGCGGCGCTCGCGCGGCCCAGTGCGAGGCACAGCTAGGCTAGTTCGCGGCGGGCCTGACAGCGGGCGTCGCCCGCCAGCCGGGGTCGCAGTTCCACCACGTCTCCCACGCCTCGCGCAAGTTGGCAAGCCGCGTCAGATGACCTCGATGGTCGGCTCAGCGTCTTCACCAGTGCCAACTGCGAGAACGCTCCGCCGCCGAGCCGGGTCAGCCTTCGAGCGCTCCTTCGCAACTTTCTGAACGAGGTCAGCTCGGTGGATGGTCGCGGCCGCTTCCGCCTTCACATCGTTCACGACCACGAGGCCGCAGGACGATGAGAGGTGACGGGGCACTCCTTTCACCTTGACCGTCTCCCCGGAGAGCGATGCCAAGGCCGCATGCAGGCGACGCCGTGCCTGTTCCAGCGGAGTCGCTGGCATCACGACAACAACCTCATCACCGCCCTTTCTGTAGGCATCGCCCACGTCGGAGACTGCCTTTTCGAGGACATGGAAGAACGCCTTGATGGCCTCATCGCCAGTGGCGTGATCACCGTCCTCGTTGAATGCCTTGAGCCCGTTCATGTCGAGATAGGCCACAGAAACTGGCGAATCTGCCTGGATATTCATAATGGCGATCGCCAAGTCACGCTCAGCATAGCGTCCATCGTAAAGGATATCAAAAGGCTCTCGAAGCCGGGTCGCCCGAAGCTCGTCTTGCAGTCGCGCCAATTCCAGTCGACCCAGGTGGCCCATCTCCAGGCCTACAGTCTGCCCCGACAATAGCCGCCCGACAAGCAATGCCTGTTCTCGGCGGTCTTCGCTCTCCATCTGCTGGGCGAGCGTACTCGTGTATCGCATGTCGATAGAGTCATAGCCCCTTCGAGTATCGGGGCCATTGAGGATGCCGCGATGAATGAGCGACATCACCATTTGCATTTTTTTCGCGGACATGAACTCACTCCCGCCCAGAGGGAATGAAACGCTAATCCAGCGCTCCTGCTCAAATCGAGCAAGGAACTGCAACTCGCGGAAACGAGCATCATTCACGTAGTCAGCCATGCCGGATGGGTCCTCGTGCGCCATACACAGGCAGCAACGCCTGCTTTGTCAGCGAACCATAAGAGAAGAAGACAACGGGGCAGAAGCACTATCCCTTGGCCAGCGGAATGCCTCAGGGGTCTTCATGACCCGCCCGAGAAAAGAAGCCTACCGGATCAGCCCTACCGCCGGAAATCCCCCGTACGGAAGCACTGCGGTAGTCCCAAAGCGCAGCTTGCAGCTTGTGAGGCGCTTCCCGCAGCGGTCCTCGGTGGCACTGGACGTCAGCGTATCGTCCAGCTTCGCTACCGGGGGCCCCGCGTAGCCGCAGCCCTCCCCCCGGTACTCCCAGGGGCACATCTGCGTGATGATGCGCAGGGGGATGCGGACGCCGTCCAGGTCGCACTTCGCGGCCAGGCTGAACTCGATGACGTGCTTGTTCTCCACCGTCTTCTGATCCACCACGAATTCGTCGTCCGGGAAGGCATCCAGCGGCGAGGCGGTGGGGTTGACGCCCCCGGGGTAGTTCACCGCGTCCAGGTAGCGGACGAAGGTGCGCTTCCGGAGGACGCGCGCGCCCAGCAGATCGTTCAAGTCCCGCGCCATGGCGCCGATGGTGCCGGCGACGTTGGCGAGCGTCAGGGTGGGCCGGGGCAGCCGGCCCATGCCCGACTTGTCGAAGCCCTTCACCTGGATGGCCCAGGGCTCGTACGCCATGCCCTGCCAGACGACGGGCCCGCGGAGGCCATTGGTACCCGCGTGGAAGTGGCTGACGCCCCCGCCAGGCAGGTTGGTGGCGTCCAGGACGAAGAGCTCCACGAGGGCCCCCGCGTCCAGCCTCTGGATGTCGTTGGCGATGCTCACCCTGCCTCCTCCTGGAACGTCGCAGTGAAGTCGTAGGCATTGAAGCCCTTCGCGGTGCGGTGCCACTCCTCGCACACGACGTGCGCCACCAGTTCGCCCGCGCCGGTGAAGGTGAGCGCCGCCCCAGCGGCTGGCGCCGCAGTGAAGGTGACGAGACCCGAGGCAGAGAGCACGTAGGCGGTCCCCGCCACCTGGGCGACGCCCGCCACGTAGACGGTGGGCGGCGCCGACCAGTCTGCGGCGGGCACCAGCAGATGCGGCATCTCCGGGGACAGCGGACGCTGGAGGAGCCACTGTGTCCGCGCCTCGTCTCCCACCCCGAAGGGCTGCGCGGCGACCGACCAAGCTGTGTCCGGGGTGACGAACTCGAAGGGCTCGACGCCCGCGCGGGCGCGCAGGAAGGACTCCAGGGCGTCCGCGTCCACCTTCGTGAGGCTGGAGAACTGGAGGGCCCAGCGCCGCAGGACGGGGTTGAGTCCGTCCCCGGATCGCTGGGTGTAGCCCTCACCGAACTGCGCCTTGCGCACCCGGAGCACCGAGTCCGCCTGGGCCCCGTAGTCCGGAGTGAAGGGGAAGCGCTCCATGGCCTACCGCCCCCTTTTGGGCATCCACCTGGTCATGCGGCAGATCATTGGCGACAGCGTGGACGGTGGCCGTCGTGACTTCGAGGCAGTCCTGAAGCGCAGTCGTCCATCCTGACGCTAGGGCGGACCGCCCCTTCGCTGCATGTAAAGTCTCGCTCCTCAGGTCCTGCTCCCTAACAAGAGCGTCTCCGCCGCATTTTCCGAGTTACAGTTGCAAGGCTAGTATGGAATGTCCTCGTCCGAGGAAATGCCATCCTTGACTGAGACGCGGACGCAACTGTCGCAGAGTCTCTTTCCAGAGAATTCTCCCGCGCCCGGCGAAGTAACCAAGGGCCACGGGGCGGTATACGGAACAGACTTGCGGCACTTTGCGCAAGTAACGAATTTCGCCTTTAGGCGTGATTGCTCACTCGATTTGGGGACCAATAGAAGTTCTTGAGCGGTGCCGTTGCTAAAGTGAGCGCATAGCTCATCTGCAGTGAGCCTTTTTGCGCGAACAAGATCAGCCGCACTTCGGCAGAACTCCACAACCGCCTTTAGGCAGGCGCTGCAATAGATGACCGGGTCCTTGCCTAGTTGAATGCGCGCCCAGTCGTCCACGCGCTGGGAGCAGAATCGACAAGGAAGCTGACCGGATTTCTTCACTCGTGCCACGTCCCTCACCTCCTTGGCGACCCTACCAGACCGACGGGCCAAATACGTGGATCCAGCACGGATCGCACAGCCGAACTCCGAGAGCCTTCGCGCGCACCGATGTTCACCTGCTTGCCCCGTGCACCCCGCGCGATTCAAGCAGGAAGGGCGCGCGTCAAGGCTACGTCGTCCTGCGGGTCCACAAAGTCCGAAGGCGCGCAGACTGCCGGGGTACAATCCTGCGTTCGTTATGCAACCTCGGTGTAGATGACCGAGCGAGACAGGACCATTTCATGAGCGGCTTTGAAAAAGGTGGCATGTACGATCTCACATGGAAGAAGGCCGTGACGTGGCACTCTCCGGTCTGCCAAGCCAATGCGTGCTGGCACGAGAATTCTTACAACGGAGGAGACGACTTCCTCGATCAGCTCTTCGAAACCCAACTTCGACCGCGCGGATTCGCCCGCCATCCAATCAAGACTACTTCAGCATTGCGTCTCTCGGGACCGGGCATCAGCGCCGGGAGCACAGACGAACTGTTCTCTGCGATCCGAAAGCCTCTTCCAGCGCCGATACATCCTAGAAACGTGTCTTCGCCATGACGGCCTTCTGCTAGCGGCCCGGAGGCATCATTACCGCTGACCGCCTGTCACAAGGAGCAGAGCGAACAGATCCGTTTCCTGGCTTGGTCGCGCAGCGCTGCCAGCGTGAAGGCCTTCCCCAGCGCCGCCTACCTACTCAACAAAGGTGTGCGTCATTCCACCTGGGGCCCTCTCCTCGCGCCTCACCTTGCGGACTGCGTCAAGGCGGCGGCCCAGGCGCTTCGCCTCAGCGCGCCCTCGTCGGCGCTCGCCTTGACGCTGGGGGCGCTGCGCCAGGTTCGGACCGGCGGCCGCAGTTCAGCAGCAGCTACCTCAACTCGCGTCGTCGTAACAGCCTGCCCGCGTAGTCCCGCTTGGCGTAGCAGTTCGTTGCCCGGTGTCCTTTGTGGCCGCAGCGGAAGCACACGAAGCCTTTCGCACCGTGGATGCGGCCGTGGACGCCTCGCGACACCGCAGTGAGGTTCTCCGGCCGGTTGTCCCCCTTGTCGCCGTTGATGTGGTGGACGACTTGCCCCTCTTGGAGAGGCCCCCCGAGCTTCTCCTCCATCGTGTAGACGTGGACGAACCGCATCCGTCCGTCACGGGCCCGGAACGTCTTGTAGCCGTTCTTCCATCCGAAGCTCATGCGGCCTCCTGGGTGCCCACGTGGCGGCAGTGCTACGTGGGGAACCCCAATAGCATACCACAAAAGACCACATTGGACCACCTGCACGAATGAATGAGCCCCGCATATGCGGAGTAGCCGCTGGGCGGCTGAGTTACTGACGACGCCAAGCTCAAGGCGAACGTGGAAGCGCGGCTGGTGCGCGTGGGCGACGCGCTGGTGGCGCTGGAGAAGGCCGCGCGGCTCGCGCCGGACGCGGCCGTGCTGCTGGACCTGGAGGACCTGAGCCTGCGCTGCGAGCGGCCCGAGCATGCCCGCAGTGCGCTGGAGTCGCTGCTGTCCACGCTGCCGCGCACCGCGGCGCCGGAGAAGCTGGCGGACGTGCGCGCGCGGCTGGGCCGGGCGTGTGAGCTCCTGGGCGACCGTGAGGGCGCCATTGCCGCGTACGCGCAGGCGTTCCCGCTGCGGCGGCTGGACGACGTGCGCGCCACTCGGCTGGAAGCCCTCTACACGGAGGCCGGCGAGATGCAGGCACTGGCCGAGCTATGGGCCACGCGCGCGCAGGCGCTGGCGGGCGCGGACCGGTCGGAAGAAGCGGCGCCGCTGTTCTTCCAGAGCGCGCGCGCCCTGCTGGAGCGCGGGGAGAAGGCCGCCGCGCTGATGCGCCTGGCTTCCGCGCTGGAGGCGAGCCCCGAGGGACCGCTCGCCGCGGAAGTGCTGGAGGCCCTGGCCGAGCTGGAGCTGGAGCGCGGCGAGAAGCTGGAGGCGGCGCGGCTGTACGCGCGGCGGGCCACGCTGGTGCCAGAGGCCCGGGCGGGCGCGAAGCTGCTCTTCCGCGTCGCTGCTGGCCGCGGGCACCAGCCGCGAGGAGGCCTTCCTCGCCGAGGCGCTGGAGCGCGACGCGACGTTCGCGCCCGCGCGGATCCGCCGGGGCGAGCTGCGGCTGACCACGGATGCCCGCGCCGCGCTGGAGGACTTCGAGGCGGTGCTGGCCCTGCCGCCCGCGGACGTGGATGCCCCGCGTGAGGCGGAGCGCGTGGCCCTCACGCGCAAGGCCGCCACCGCCGCCGTGCGCGCGAACCGCACGGACGCGGCCCGGCGCCTGCTCGCGGAGTTCTGCGCGCGCACGCCGAAGGACTTGGACGCGCGGCTTGAGTTGGCCGCGCTGCACCGCAAGGCCGGCGCCAGCCGGGCCCGGGCGGACCTGCTGGCGGAGCTGTGGCCGCGCCTCGCCGGAGCCGCCCGCTGCCCGCCCTGCGAATCCTGAGCGGGCGGCCGCGGCTCTACCTCTAGAAGAACGCCGCGAGCAGGCTGAGCACCGCAGGCAAGAGCAACAACAGGTTGATGACCGCGTAGAGGAGAGAGAGCCACGCTGCGGTACGGCGGATGGACGACGTCTTGATTCGCTTGGTGATGTTCTTGTTCATACCCACCACGTAACGAATTGATCTAAAAATTTGACGGATGGTCCGTTCTCCCCATACCCCTGGTCGGCGCCTCGACCATGGACGGGGTACGCCCCTCCCCTCTTCTCCTACCGCCCCCGGACGAACGTGTACGTCATGCCTCCGGGGGCCATCTCCTCGCGCATCACCTTCCGGACTGCGTCCGCGAGGCGGCGGCCCAGACGCTCCGCCTCCGCGCGCCCGCCCTCCCCTGACGCGCTCACCTGGGAGGAGCCGTCCGAGTTGATGGTGATGGAGATGGTCTGGTTAACGTCCCCTCCCCCCAGCGCCTCGTTGGGGACGATGCGGCCGGAGCTGGAAGGGATGAAGAGCTCCGGCCCCAACTCGCCCACCAGGTGCGCCTGCTGCGCGCGGACGGACCCGCCGGCCGCGTGCGCGCCGCCCAGCATGAAGTTGTAGGTGCCGCTCATGTCCGCGCCGCCGACCATGGTGGAGCCGCTGCCGCCGGACGAGCCCATCCCGCTGATGGCGTCCATGCCCAGGTTGACGAGCGCCATGAAGGCCTTCTGCGCCGCGAGCCGCGCCAGGTCCTTCAGGATGCCATCCACGAGGGCGGAGAACTCCAGCCGGCCCGTGGTGACGAAATTCGCGAAGGCGTCCGCCATGTGCTGCGTGGCCGTGCCGACGATCTCCTTCGTGTAGGAGAAGCCACCGTGGAGCTGGTCCTGGAGGCGCTCCACTTCCTGCCGGTACTGCTCCGCGGTGATGCGCCCCTCGGCGAAGAGCTGCTTCACCATCTCCAGGCGCTTCTGCAGCTCCGCCGTCGGGTTGAGCTGCTTGGCGAGTTGGTCCATCTCCGTCTTCAGCGCCGCCTCGGCCTTGCCCTCCGGCGTCCACATCTCCCGGGCCTTCTTCATGGCCTTCGCGTACTCCTCCGCCTTGATGCGCTGAGCCGCGAGCTCCTCGCCCAGCAGCTTCTGGGCCTGGGCGTACTTCACGGTGTCCTGATTGCCCAGCTCGCGATTGAGGCTCTGGAGCACCTGCTTGCGCTCCTCCTCCGCCTTCTTCACCCGCTCCGTCTCCTCCTTCTGCTTCCGGAGGGCCTCCAACTGGGCGATGGCCGCGTCCGCCCGCGCGATCATCTTCGGGTCTTTCAGCGAGCGGTATTCGTCGGAGAGCTCCTTCGCTTCGTCCTTCGTCTTGCCGAGGGTGCGCGCCTCCTCTTCCAGGTTCATCAGCCACTGCTCCTGGCGCTTGAGCAGCTTCTCCCGGGCCTTCTCCTCCTGCTCTGCCTCCTTGAGTGAGGCCTTCGTGTTGGCGGTGCTCTCCTTCGCGGCGGCCGCGCTCACCTTCGCGTCTTCCGCTCGTGCAGCCCGCACCCGCTGGAGGCTCTTCTCGATGTCGGCCGCGCGCTGCATTTGGATGCTGAGATCCTTCTCCAGGGGCGCTAGCTTCTTCTCAATGTCCTCGGCGTAGGCGGGGTCCGCACGAACCTTCGAGAATGGCACGTCACGACCTATGTTCTTCGACAGCCTTTCATCGTTGTAGTGATTCAGCACGATCCAACGCTTCACGCCGTTGTTGGGATCGTTGATTTCCTTTTCGAGCCGGTCAATCTCAGCCAAGGCCGCCACCAGATCCTCCTGGGAGAGGCTTTCGTAAACCCTGACGACATCCTCCGCTGAGTCGCCAACGTTTTTCAGGGCATCCTGGTATCTCCCCCCCAGCGACGCCATTTCCGTGCGCGCGATAGCGGCGGCCTTCTGCGCCTTCTCGTAGTCCTTGAGGGCCTTCGTTTCGCGGATGAGGTTCTCCGCGATTTGACTGCCACGGGTGGCGTTGGCGCCGCTCTCTTGAGCGAACTGCCGCGTCTTCTCCTTCGCGTCCTCTGCGGCTTTGCCGTACTCGTGCCAGAGGGCGACCGCCGTGGTGAGGGCGCCGGTGATGATGCCGATGGGCCCACCCATGAACTCCAGCGCCGTCTTCCCCGCGCGCGCCGCCAGGGACGCGCCCTCGATGGCTGACGCCTCCCTCACCTTCGCCAGCGCCAGCTCCGTGGAAGCCAGCGTGGCACGCTTCGTCGCCGACATGAGGCTGCCCTCCACGGCCGCCGAAGCCTGGAGCGCCGCGAGCTTCTTCTCCAACATGGCCTGCGCCGAGCGGAGCGCGGCGATGCGGCTCTCGTCGGCGGCCCGGGCGTACTTCGCCTCGGCGAGCGCGGCGCTCGCAGCGGACTCGCGCGCCTGGGTGAGCGCGGTGGACTTCGCAACCAGCCCCTTCACCCACTCCTGGGCCCACGTGGCCCCGCGCATGGCCGCCACCACCACCAGCGCCTCACCGAAGAGCTTCACGGCGTAGGTGGCCGTCTCGAAGTTCTCCGTCAGCGCCCGGACTCCCGGCTCCGTCGCGGAGAGGATGTCGCCGCCCACCTCGCCCTGGAGCTCCGAGAAGCGCGCGCGGAGCTGGTCCAAGGCGAATTGGGGCGTGCTCGCCATCTTGTTGAAGGCGGCCTCCGTGCGTCCGGCGGAGTCCTGCATGTGCTTCAGGGAGGCGGCGAAGTCCGCGGAGGCGGTGCCGGTGAGCGTCATCACCGGAAGCAGGGCTTCCACGCCCCCGAAGAGCATGGCCATCTCCTCGGTACTGCCACGCGTCTTCTCTTTCACGTCCTGGAGGAAGCCGGCGAGCCCTTTGGCCTTCAGCGCGGTGACGGAGAACTCCAGGCCGAGCGCGTCCGCGAGCTTCGCTGCTTCGTGGGACGGCTTCGCGGTGGCGGCGATGATGGCGCGCAGGCCTTCCATGGCCGTGGACGTCTGGATGTTGTTCTTCGTGAGGGCACCCGTGGCCGCGAGCAGTTCCGCGAGGCTGACGCCCGTCTGGGAGGCGATGGGGGCCACCCGGCCGATGAAGCGTGAGAGGTCCTCGATGCTCGTCTTCCCATCCGCGGCGCTCACGAACATCATGTCCGCCGCCTGGGTGACGTTGCGCAGCTGGCTGCCGTAGCTGGCCATGACGCCCGTCAGGCCGTCCGCAGCCGTCCTCACGTCCGTCACGCCGCCAATGGCCAGCTTGTTGGAGACGGTGAGCAACTCCGTGGCCTTCGCCGCGTCGCTCGCGCCCGCGCTGAGGATTTCGTAGAGGGCCCCGGCCTGGTCCGTGGGTGTCCGGCCGAACTGGTTGCCCAGCTCCTTCACCTTCGCGGTGAGGGAGTCCATCATCCCCAGCTGGTCCTGCTCCAGCACCGTGGAAACCTGGGCCATCGCCGTCGAGAACCGCAGCGCCTCTTCCGTGGCGCTCTTGATGGCGGCTCCCGCCGCCGCGACGCCGAGGAACTGGCCCGCCAGGCTCTTCATCCCGTCCGCGAACTTGCTCACCGGAGGCTCGGCCTTTGCGGCCTCCTCCTTCACCTTGCGGAGAGCGTCCGCCGCCCCCTCTTTCTGCTTCCCCATCTCGTCGAAGCGCTTGTTGAGGGACTCCACATGCCCCAGGAAGCGCGACAGCGCGGACGTGTCCGCGAGCGTCGCCTGGAGCTTTCCGGCCGCGCCACCGAGGGACATGAGCTGGGCCTCCAGCGCCCCCGTCGCCGTCGCCGTCGCCGTGAAGGCTGTCTGGATCTTCGCCGCGGACTGCTCCAGCACCGAAAGGTGCGAGGTGGCGGCCCGGATGTCGGCCAGCGCCTTCGACGTGCCGTCCAGGCTCCGCGTCGCGCGGGCGAAGGCCTTCGTGAGGGCCTCGGTGGCGTTCTCCAGGCCCGATGTCCTCCGCTCCGTCTTCTCGGCAGCCTCCTCCAGCCCACCCAGCGACGTGACGGCCTCTTTCGCGTCGGAGGTGTCGATGCGGATGCTCAGCTCAGCCAGGTCAAAGCCACCGGACATGCTCCAGCCCTTTCACGCAAACCCACGATCCTCAACGCCCGCCACAACTGAACACACGTCAAGTGGAACTACTCACACAAACATGGTGGCATCGGGGCATGAGATCGCTAGTCATTTTCATTTTTATTGCTACATCGTCAGCAGCAACAGCAGCAGACAACCCCACATCTTCGGGCGAGGCGACTCAAAAACAGCTTTCAGAATCAATCAGCGGGCTTGAATCAATCTCAATGCTCTCCGCCTACGCATTCGCCACAATCCCGCATTCTATAGAGCAAGCCGGACTGAGCGAGCCAAGTCTACAAGCGCTTACCAGAGCGCAGCTTCAGGCCGCTGGACTCACAATCGGAACTACCGCCGAGGACAATGGCCCTAACCTAATAGTATCCCTCAAGATCCTTGCTACGGGGACTGGGAAGTCCAGCCAGCACGTAGTTGAAATCCAAATGCGACTACACCAAGAGGCACTTCTAGCGTCAGACCAGCGAAGAACGCGACCCATTACTTGGTTCTACAGCAAGCTCAGCCTACACCCCAGCAACGCAAAGCAGACAGCAAGCGCGGCTCTTGACGAGCTTACGAACGGAATAGATAAGTTCATCGCCGACACTGCGGCAGCAAAAGCCAGGCTTGTGCGACTCAAGGCAATTAGCCTAGCCAACTCATCTACAGCGCTCATCAAGGAGACTGACGACAAAGAGTCCGCCACAACAAGACACTACGGCGCCGCCCCAGAAACGACCGAGACGAAGAGGCAACGTCGTATTGCTTTCTACAACTCACCCAGTACCCCGAGAAGCGACCCGGACTTCTACACGACAACCTCGGGAGCAGACGCCACGACGTTCGTTCGAATGTTCCGCCTCAAGGAACTGAATCCTTCAAAACGGAAAGAGTTCCTCGAATCCGACGCTGAGTTGTTCGGATGTGTCGCGCAGACGTTCTTGGAAATGGGTTTCAGTCGCCTTTCCGTCCAGGAGATGGACACCCACGAAGAAGTCGTAAAGGAAATGGCATCGCTAAAATCCTCGGTCAAATGCGAGAGCGCCCAAGCGGGCGACAAGCGGACCTCCGCCCAGGACTGATCGCCTGCCATTACCAATCCATCTCTCCTCACTTCTTCGAGACTTCGACCAGGAACGCTTCGTCTAACCGGCGGAGGAGCTGCACCTCGAAGGGCGTGGGGCGGCTGCCGGAGAGGCGGCCCCAGGACTCCATGTCCTGGAAGGAGATGGGGTTGAGGGTGAAGGCGCCGGCACCGCGGGCGTTGGACAGCTCGGCGAACCACCCCCAGACGTGGGCGAGGGCCTCGGGCAGAGGGGGCGCCTCCAATAACTCCGGCGGCGGCTTCCCGGTGGCGCGCTCCACCTGCTCCAGGTGGGCACGGACGGAGACGCCCTCCGCGTCGGTGCGGCTCAGGCGGAATTCGTGACGGGCGAAGTCGAGGAGTCGCTCGGCTTCTCCTCGAAAAAACTCGCGCGGTCCCCCACCGCCTCGTCCACCTGGCGGCGCAGCCACGGGTGCGCGGTGAAGAGGCGCCGGGCATTGTCGGGCGTGAGGGGCACCGCCGCGCCGTGCTCCATGACACCCGTCCAGGAGACGGTGCAGGACACCAGCAGCTCCAGCGCGTCGGCCTCCATGTCCCGCGGCACCTCCTGCCGGGCGCGGCGGCCGGCACGCGGCGCGCTGGCGGTGGCCCTGTCGATGAGGGAGCGCGTGGCGTCGCGGTAGCGCGGCGAGTCCATGCCAGCCACCTCCACCTGCATGCCCGTGGGCTGGCCGGTGACGGGGTGGAGGATGTCCACGGTGAGGGTGTCGTGGTGGATGAGGCTGGAAAGGTCGAAGCCGGAGGCGGCGGGGGCGGTGCTCATGGGGTGCTCCTGGTGAGGGGGGACGGGCTGCGCAGGCCGCGGGCTACGCGTTGCTGCGCTGGTAGAGGATGGAGGCGCCGGACGTGGAGTCCAGCAGCGCCGTGAAGGGCATGGACACCTGGACGGGCCCCTCCTTCGGGTTGTCGAGTTCGCCGCCCGTGTACTTGAGGCGGGGAATCCGGAGGGTGTGGAAGTCCGTCCCGTTGACGTCCTGCAGCACCACCTCCAGCGAGGACTCGGACTCGTCGAGGAACTTCGCCAGCAGCTCCTGCCCCATGAAGTAGGCCGAGAGGGTGCCGGACACGCCGAAGCCGCCCTCGTGGATCTCCGTGGCGGAGCGCTGGCCGATGACGCCCTTCGTGGAGCGCCCGTTGGTGATGTCCAGGTCCAGGGACGTGACGTTGGCCACCAGCTGCCCGCCCTCGCGCAGGCTGCCGGTGAAGGCGTCGAAGGGGCTGTTGGTGCCCGGGGGCGTGACGGTGGCCGCGTGCGACGCCGTGGCCATCTGCATGTCCTTGCCCAGCAGGGCGAAGGTGCCGGTGATGATCTCCTCCGGCTTGATGGAGAGCTTCAGGCTGTCCACCGCGCAGCCGCGGTAGAGGGCGTACTGGTTGATGTCCGTGAAGGCGCGCTCGAAGGAGAACGTCTTCAGGACGGTGCCGGACTTCAGCCGGCGGCCCACCAGCGCCACGGTGCGCCCGGCGGCGGCCACGTCGTCCTCCAGCTCCCGGTCCACCGTGAGGGCCAGGGCGGTGACGGCCTCGACGCGCGCGCGGCCGTTGTTGCCCGCTTCCGCGAAGCCGGACACCAGCACCTGGTCCCCGGGCAGGAAGCCTTCGGCGAGGAAGCTGCCGGCGGTGCGCACCAGGGTGCCCGTGGCCGCGTCCGCGGCGAGGGAGACGCTGCCGGTGGTGGCCGTGGCCCAGGTGCCGCTGAGGGCGGCCTCCAGCAGGTCGTCGAAGGTGCCGAGGGAGAGCTCGACGCCGATGTCCCCGCCGACGCTCACCATGCCGTGGCGCAAGTCGGAGAGGTGCCGGTCGGCCCGAATCTCGTTGGACTGGTAGTTGGCCTTCGAGAGGTTGAGGCCCGTGCTGGTGAAGCGCAGGGCCTTGTAGGTGGTGCTGGCCGCGACGCCGAAGGAGGCCTCGGAGGTGAAGCGCAGCGCAGTGCGCTGGCCGGAAGCGGAAGGCATGGGTTTCTCCTGTCGCGCGAGGCGACGGTGCTACGCGTGGACGAGCCAGAAGACGGAAACGGGACGCATCCACCAGGGCTCCTCGCGGAGGCCCGGCCCGGCGGAGGCGGACTGGATGCGGACGACGGTGGCGCCTACCTGCAGTGAGGTGCCGCGCGCGAAGCCGTCGCACACGGCCTGCGCGGCGGCGTTGGCGGGCCCTGCGCCCTCACCCAGGGGATAGAAGAGGGACACCTGGAAGACGCCAGGGTGGCGCGTCTGCGCATCCTGGCCCAGGCCAGCGGCGCCGGTGCGTGCGGGCAGGTGGTCCACCCGCGCCCAGGGCATGCCCTCCTTCGGTGAGAAGAGGACGTTGGGGAAGGCGATGTTGTCCACCCCCACCACGGACGCCAGCACGTCCGCGGCCCGCGCCTCCAGCGCCCGGGGGATGTCCAGGAGGACGGTGCTCACTTCGCCGCCTCCTCGAGGATTTCATCCAGCTGGGCGAGGGTGGTGCGCACGACGCCCTTCGGGGCCTGCTGACTCCAGCCGAACTCAATCCGGCGGGCGTAGGGCAGGTTGTTGGTGATGAAGACGGTGTCGCCCAGCTCCACCCCCTCCAGCTTCGCGCCCTCGCGGGAGATGGTGCCGCTGCCGTCCTTGTCCTCCGCCTCCACGGTGCCAGCGGGCCGCTCAGCAATGCCCACCTGCCAGTTGCCGCGGAAGCGTCCGGTGTCCACCGGGGAGGCGGTGACGACGTTGGCCAGGACGCCCAGCGCCGTCTTGCGCACCACCTCGTTGGCCTTCGCCTGGGTGGCTTTCACGGAGGCCTGCACCTGCTTGGAGAAGCGGGCCCCCTTGCGGATGCGCGAGTCCACCTTCGTCATGCGGACACCCGGAGGTTGAAGAGGATGGGGGTGCCGCCCAGCTGCGTCGGCGGGTCCGTGCGCAGCACGCGCCAGGTGCGGCCCTCCAGTGGGCCCACGGTGTCGCCCGGCGCCGGCACCACAGGCAGGCCGCCAGCCGCGACGAGCACCTTCCGCCGGTCCGCGCGGGTGGTGCCGCCGTCGGTGAGGCTGTCGCCCTCCTTGTCCTGGCCGCTGTCCGCCTGCACCAGCACCTGGACGGGGTACGTCGCCGTGGACGCCACCACCTTCGCGGTGGCCACGTCGTAGGTGCCCGGCCCGGCCCGCGTGAGGGTGGCCTCCTGGCCGTAGCGCTTCACCAGCGCCAGGGCCTTCGTCGCCAACCTGTCGGCCTGGGCGCTCATCCGCGCACCGTGGTGTGGACGCGGATGCCGCCCGCGCTGCCCTGGACGAGGGGCCCCAGCAGCGCCAGTACCTGGGAGGGGATGGGCCGGTGCGTCTCCTTCGACGTCTTCAGCGGGCCCACCGTCACGCCCTCGTCCACCACGGGCCCGAGGCCGGCCGTCCAGTCCTCGCCCAGCAGCCGGAAGGCGAACTCCGCCACCGCGGCCTTCACGCGCCGGGGGACGGCGCCCTCCGCCACCGGGCACCCGTCGAGCACCACGCCCCGGCGTGGCCAGGCCAGTGCCTGCTCCGCGTCGGCGCGCGCGCCCAGCCACTCACAGCGCGAGTCCAGGACGGACGTCGCCCACTGCAGGTGCCGCTCCTTCGCCGCCACGTCAGCAGCGGCCCAGGCGTCGTTGTGGCCGCGCGCCGCGTGGTAGGCGTCCGCCTCCGCGACGTCGCAGTAGGAGTCGGTGAGCGGGCCGCCGGGGGTGGTGTCGAGCGCCATGGGCAGGTCCTCGTGCGCGGACTACTTCGCCGCCTTGCCGGCCTTGGGCGCCTTCTCCTGGGCCTCGGTGGCGGGCGCGTCGGTGGCCGGTGCGCCCTTGGCACTGTTCTCGGTGGCGCCAGCGGTCGCACCCGCCTTGGCCTTCGCCTCCGCGCGCGCCAGCTTCGCCTCCAGGTCCTCGCGCTCGCGCCGGGCCCTCTCCAGCAGGCTCTCGCGCTCGCGGTGGGCCGCCTCCAACTGGGCCTGCAAATCCTCCACGTCCCGCGCGCTCACCTCCGAGGACGCCCCGCGGGCGGACGGCGTCTCGCCCTGGGACGCCAGCCAGGCGCGGTGCGCCTCGCGCCCTTCCAGGCTGCCCTCGGGGTAGGCGCTGTAGTAGCGCGTGAGGAGGCGCTGCGCGTGCTCACTGCCGCGCGAGGGGAGGATGAGCTCTCCCTCCTCGAAGCGGAAGCCGCCCAGCTCAATGTCCTTGCCCGCGTTCGGGCCCACCAAAACCATACGAATGCCGTCCATGCGAAAGGCTCCTGTGCTGCCGAAGGTGTGAGGGAAGGAGGAGGGGCTGCCGACGCGGCCGACTCCTGGTGACGTCAGGCGAGGGGCGCGACGCGCACGCCCTTCACCACCGCGAGGGCGTAGTCGTTGTAGTTGGCCATGCCGCAGTACCAGACGATGCGGTCGATGCTCTCGTCCTTGGCCTGCGCCTCGCCCACCGTCTTGATGTGGATGCCCGCGCTGTCGCCCGGCGCCGTCAGCCCGGCGATGCCCACCTTCCGGCTGCCGTCGTCGAAGCAGCCCGCGGCGATGGTGGTGCAGTCGGTGGCCGTCCCCTGCGTCTGGTTGGTGGGGATGGAGTCATTCACGAAGATGGGAATGCCCCGGTACACCGGCACCGTCTTCCCACTGGGCAGGGTGAGGACGTCGTTGATGCTCGCGCCCCCCAGCTTGCGCAGGTAGGCGTAGTGCCGGTTGAGGAGCACCTCCGCCATGGTGATGAAGTCCACCTCGCCGTCCTTCGCCTTCACCTTCGAGATGAGGTCGTCGAGGATGCCCACGTCGTAGAGGGCGCCGTTGGTGCCGGCCACCAGCGTCTGGCCCGCCGCTACCTGGGTGAGGAGGCCGGGGAACTCGTCGTTGAGCCCCGTGCCGTTGATGAACATGTTGCGGAAGCGGCGCCCCGCGGCCTTCGCCTTGCTGGCCACCTGGTACGTCCGCTGGTCGTTGACGTTGCTGCGCGTGGCCTGGATGAGTCCGTCCACCTCCGCGTCGCCGATGATGCGCGTCAGCGTCGCGGTGGACTGCTCCACCGTGGCCGGATTCTTCGCGGTGATGGTGCCGCCGACGCCGAGCACCTGCACGTCACCCAGCACCGACTCCTTGTTCCACGTGTGCGAGTTGCCCTCCAACTCGTCGAAGGGCAGCCGCTCGTAGAGGCGGTCGGTGGTGATGATGGTTTCGACGACACCGGCAACCAGGTCGTCTTTGCACAGCTTGGCGGACTCAGCGAGGGTGATGGAAGGCATGCGGGTGGACTCCTCCTCGGGGAGAGGGAGGTGAAACAGGGCGGGAAGACGCGCCAAGGGCGAAGGGGTGTCAGGGCCCCGGGGCGTATGAAAGGGATTGGACGAGAGGGGCACTGCCGGGCATCCCGCCCGGTTCGCCTCGGTGACGCATCCCGCGTCCTCGGGGCCTACTCCTATTTGCGATTGGCCAAGCCCGCCGAGATGCGCTGCGTCGGGTTCAGCTTGTCGCTACCGCTGGGCATCGCGCCCGTCCTCGGCCCCGGTTGCGTCCCGCTTCCGGAGGCACTCGTGCTGTCGAAGGCACGAGCGAAGTTGGCGTCCTTCTTGAGCTCCGTGACGAACTCTCGAATCGTCAGGAAGCCGCCCTTGCCGTTGCCGCGAGGATCGCCCTCCGCGTCAACAACCCGAGCCAAGAATGAACCACCTTCCTCAATCACTTTCACATGCTTCTGGACGTGGGGCAAGAGCAACACCGCACTTCCTTTCAGCTCCGCGAGGGCTGCCGTGGCCTCCGCGTCCACGAGGTGCTTGTGGAGCGAGGCGCGCATGCGCTCCACGACGGTGTCGCGCTCGCCGAGCGCCTTCGCGTGGCCGGCCTCGAGGTCCGCCTTCAGCTTCTCGAAGTTGGCAGCGCCGTCCTTCCCTTCCTGGGCCTTCGCCAGCGCCGCCTTCAGCTCGCCGAGGGACTTCTCCACGTCCTCCGGCGTCTTGCCGAGCTTCAGCCACGCCGCCTGGGCCGTCGTCAGCGCCTTGCTGCTCTTGCGCTCCTTGTCCAGGGCGGTGGTGAGCCCACTGTGGTCCATGCGCTTGAAGACGTCCGCGTCGAGGGCGAACTTGCCGCCCTCCCCCTTCGCGTACAGCCCGCGGAACTTCTCCGGGACGATGTCCAGCGCGTCCAGCTCCTGCTGCCACTCGAATTCCACGTGTCTGCCTTTCTCGGCCCAACGGGCCGGCTACAGCTGTGCCTTCTTGAAAGCGGCGGCCTCGGTGGCGCGCAGCGCGTCCAGGGTGAGCGTCTTGCCGCTGGCGTCGGTGAAGCTGCCGAGGCGGAGGCCTCCGTCCCGGAAGAGGCGCCCGCGCGCGGGCCCCAACACCTCGTCCTGGAAGCTGGTGGGCTGACGGCGCAGCCAGTCCTCGTAGGACAGGCCCTTCGGCGCGGAGCCGATGTTCTCCTTGGCCCAGCGCTCGCGGACGCGCTTCACCGCAGCGCCGCGCTCCTTCTCCGTCATGTCCTTCCATGCCTCGCCGGCCTTCGCCTTTGCCTCGGCCCGGAAGTCGATTTCCCGGTTCCGCCTGTCGCGCGTGTCCCGGACGGTGGGCCTGTCGCCCACGAGGCGCACGCCGTCGATGACGGGGATGGTGGTGCTGCGGCAGCGCCAGTGCGCCGGCGGTCGCGGGCCCCCGCGCACCGGGAAGGTGTGGCCGTCACGGGAGGCGCACAGCAGCGTGGTGCGGCCGTCCAGCGTGGACACCCAGCGCACCTCTCGCACCAGGTCCTCGTTGGCCCGGTACACCTCCTCGCGGGCCTGGGTGGCCACGTGGTTGAGGGCGGTGCGCGCCACGGCTTCCGCGCCGCGGCGGCTGCCCTCCAGTGCCCCATCCCCGCTGACGAGGTCCCGGACAATCTGCTGCGTCGTCCGGCCCTCCACCACCCCGGCCTGAATGGTGCGCTCGATGCGCGCCAGGTCCGCCGGCTCCATGCCGCCCACCCACGTCTCGAAGAGGGCGCCGTTGAAGGGCCTGGAGAAGACGGCCGCCTCCAGCACCTCCGCCGTGGGCGCGGCGATGGAGACGTCCACGATGAGCGTCTCCTCCAGCAGGGCCGCCTGCCACCGCGCCTCGTACGCCGCGAAGGAGGCCGCCTCCTCCTGCAGCGTGCTGGAGATGGCCGCGTAGGCTCCGGCCCGGAGGGTGCGCACCTCGGACAGCAGGCCCGCGATGCGCTCCGTCGTCTCGCGGCCGGTGTCGTACCCGCCCGTGTCCTCGACGGCCTGGAGGCGCGAGGCGAGCTGCTCCGTCAGGCGCTCCTCCGTGTCATTGAGGAGGCCCACGACGCGCCGGGCGACGCCCGCCTTGTAGCGCTCCAGCTGGACGGCGTGCGCGACGGAGCGCTCCAGCAGCTCCTCGTTGGCGGTGGGGAGGCCGGTGCTCACCGCGTCCCCCGCTTCACCTGGACGGGTGCGTTGGAGCGCTGCTCGCGGAGATGCCGCGCCTGATGCAGCTCACGCAGACGGCGGCGTACCTTCCGCGCACCGCGGCGGTTGGAGCGGAACCAGTGGGCGGCCCGCGCGAAGTCTTCCGTGAGGCACGGCAGTTGCTCCCCAAGGAGTCCCGCCGCGCACAGCGTCTCGTCATGGAGCAGCTTCACAGGGCACCTCCGGCGAGCTGCCCAGGCCCCTGCGCGGACGGCACCTGGCCGCCAGCCGCCGGCGCCGTGCGGAGGCTGCCCAGGGCGGGCCCCTCGCTCGCGAGGCGCTCCCCATCCGCCTCCACGTCGAAGTCGGCCATGAGGACGCCGCGGCGCTTGAGCTCCGCCAGGAAGGCCTCGCGGGAAATCTCCCGGGCCGCGCGCGCCTTGAAGAGGACGTCCAGGCCCTGCGCGTCAGACTCGGAGATGCCGAAGTCGGTGTGCACCTCCACCTTCAGCTTCGCGTCTTCCACGTCCAGGGCCAGCCACCGGGCCGCGAAGTAAAAAGCCAGCTCCAGCGCGTCGCTGAAGGACTCCGCCATGGCCTGCAGCTCGGAGTGCGACTGCGCGGTGTTGATCGACTTCTCGGTGGCCGTGGGGGTGCCGGAGCGCCGGACGAGGAGTTCCACGCCCAGCATGGCCATCTCGTCCTTCAAGTCCTCCAGGTCCTGCCGGCCGGCCTCGATGGCCTTCCCCGAGTGCTCGACGTAGTAGAACTTCCCCTGCGGACTGCTGGTGGTGAGGAGCGCGTGGGGCCCCACCGTCACCTTCCCCGAGCCTCGTGACTCCCCTTCCCCGCGGTCCTGCTCCAGCCCAGAGGCCGCCAGGATGGGGAAGCGCGCCACGTTGAGGATGTTCCGCTGGTCGCTGGCGGACTGCCAGTGCTCCACGTTCTTGTCCGCCAGGTCCATCAGCGGCGGCTTCGCGGCGCACAGGGCCGTGCGCTCCCCGGCGTACCAGGTGACGAGGGGGATGAAGCCCAGCGTGTTGGGGCCGCTCGCAGCCTCCTTCCACTCGCTGGTGCCGCTGCGCTCGTAGACGGTCCAGGTGTCGCGCTCGAGGACGCGCACCCGCTCCACCTTCACCTCGTCGAAGCCGTCCCGGCGCGTCTCGCTCTCGCGGATGCGCACGTGGGTGAGCACCTCCACCCCGCCCACCGTCTCCGCGTACGCGGCGATGAGGGACTCGGCGGAGACGTGCACGAAGTAAGGGCGGAGGCCGGCGCGCTGCTCGTCCTCCAGCGTCTTCACCGTCTCCGAGTCCACCACCGGGAAGTCCACGAGGATGTGGGCGAGGCCCTTGGCCAGGCCGTCCCGGAAGACGCCGCGGGCCCAGGCGGTGACGTCGCTGCCCTGCCTGTCCACGTCATCCACCAGGACGCGCAGCGGCTCCGGCGCGGAGTCGCCCAGGCGCACCGGCTTGGCGAAGGGCTTCGCGGCGAGGTTGCGCACCGTCTTGCCGAAGACGTTGAGGAGGACGGCGCGCGCGAGGCGCTCCTTGTACGCCGCGTCCTCCTCCGCGTGGTACTGCGGCAGGTAGGTGCGGCCGGCGGCGCGCATGGTGCCGGTGCCGCCCAGGAGGGCCAGGACGAGGGCCCATGCGGGCTGCATGGCCCGGTAGGCGCCGCTGGGGGTGCTGACGTCGGAGGCGCCGCTCATCCGGGCACCACGAGGAAGGGGCCTCGCACGCCGTTGTTGAAGCGCTCCGCCGCGCGAAGGGCCGTACGCACGCGCTCCACCGGCTTCGCGCCCTTGGTGGCGAAAAGGGCTCCGCGCGCGACGTCCGCACCGCAGCCGACAGCCGCGAAGGAGTCCCGCGACTCGCCCACCTGGTAGTCGTCTTCGACCGTGAAGAGGCGGCCGCAGACGCCCACCAGGAAGTGGCCACCGCGCTCCTGTCCGTTCTCCTGGTGCGCGAAACCCGCGTCCTTCAGCGTCGCGCGCAAGGCATCAACGAAGTCCACCACCATGAAGCGCTCCAGGGCGCTTGTCCGGCGAGGTGGCGGCGGCGGCCGGAAGGCGTGGCGCAGCACCTGTCCCATCCGGAAGGAGGTGGTGAAACCGAGGACGTAGGGCCCGTTGCGGAACACCTTCGCGTCCTTCCGCACCACCAACTGCCAGCTGTTGGAGCCAGCGCTGTCCCCGCCGACGTACACGCGTCCCTGGTGAACCACTCCGGCAATGCACGTCACAGCACCACCTCCATGCGGCGGATCGCCGCCTCGCCGCACACCGCGGTGAAGACGCTCGCCACCACGTGGCCCTGCATCGCGGACGGGCCGGACAGCAGCAGGTGCAGCACCTCCGGCCGCTCGGCGTTGAGGGTCTCGCGAACGGAGGCCTCGTCGGTGCGCGACAACCTGGCGGGCCCACCCGGGTGGGTGTGCCAGTCGCCCAGGTAGCGCAGGCACGGAGACACCCGGCCCAGGAGGCGGTTGTCGCGGACGCGGTCCGCCGCGAAGCCCACGCGGCCGCGCACGGCACGCCGGCCTGGGCCGGTGATGGCGAGCACGTGGGCCTCGCCGTCCACCACGGCGCCCAGCAGCAGGCCGCCCGTCTCCAGCGGGGCGCGTACCCGCGCCAGGCGCAGGGCCTTCGCCAAGACGCCGGGCGCCAGGCGCACGCGGTAGCCGTCGGAGACGTAAAGGGCCGGCGCCGACGCCGACGGCAGCGGGCAGGCCATCACCGGTAGCTCCTCACCTGGAAGGTGGCGGTCCCCTCGCCGAGCATCAGCTCCGTGAGGGCCCACACCTCCGCGTCCATGCGGTTGGGGCTCCAGGTGGACTCCCCGGGCACCCACGTCGTCTGCTCGTCCTCCAGCGCGGGCAGGCGCCCCACGTGGTGGGCCATGCCGCGCTCGAAGAGGGCCGCCACCGGCTCCGCGCGCTTCGCCTTGCCACGCGAGGCCGTCACCACCTTTACGGTGACGTGCTTCTTCATCTCGCGGGCCTTGGCGCGGAGGTTCGTCTCCACCATGTCGCCGCCGAAGTTCTTCTCGCCCACAACAGCGTCCGCGCTCTCTTTCTCGTAGACGGCCAGGGACTTCGCGGCCCATCCCTCCGCGGAGTACTTCGCGGAGTCGTCGCGCCAAACGTAGGCGTGGCCGTTGCTGGCCTTGCCCGCGCAGACGATGCCCACCTCGTCGTTGGCGGGCCCGTCGCCGCCGGCAGGGTCGACCGCCACCACCACGCGCACCATGGGCAGGGGGTTGCCCTCGGCGTCCTTCGGCAGCGAGGAGACGCGGGTGTTGTCCAGCACCTCCTGCGTCCACAGCGCGCCCACCGCTGCGGCCTTGAAGGCCTCCTCCACCGTCGCCGGGTACTCGCGGCGGAAGTCGTGGATGCCCTTCTCGTAGACGGAAATCTTCGCCCGGCGCCAGGCGAGCTGCGCGTCGTCCAGCTCGAAGCCGTGCGCCTCGCGGCAGAGGGCGGCGTACCGCTCCTCCTCGCTGGTGCGCTCGAAGCCGGGCGGCACCTCGCGCCGGTACTCCTCCTGCCAGAACCAGGGGACGAAGATGAGCTCGAAGTCGTTCTCCCCCTTCTGCGCCGCCATGCACAGGTGGTGGAAGAGGCCCTGGGGCCCGTCGCTGGTGCTCTCCAGGATGACTTCGGTGCCCGGCGCCGTCGGCACGCCCTCCATGACGCCGCGCATGTGCGTCGCGGCGTTGGGCCAGAAGGCCACCTCGCTGCCGTGGAAGTACTGGATGGTGGAGGAGCGGCCCGTCCCTTTCGCGCCCGCAGTGCCCACCTTGTAGCCGGAGGACAGCTTGTCGAAGAGGAGCTCCTTCGCGTTGGAGGCGCTCGTCGAAGGCTTCACCAGGGCCGGAACGTGGTCGTGGTACCTCTTCGCCATGTCGAAGAGGTTCACCGTCGCCGCGTCCTCGTGCGTGAGGATGTAGGCGCGCACGCCCTTCAGGTGGCTCACCTTCCAGTAGAAGCGGGCCTCGACGTACGTGCTGCAGCCCTGCTGGCGCCCCTTCAGGACGATGGCGCGCACGAAGCCCCGGCGCTTCAGCTGGGCCTCCAGCCGCTCGTGGATGTACAGCTGCGCGCGGTTCAGCTTCAGCGCCGGCAGCTCCCCGCCCGTCACCTCCTTCGGGCGGATGCGCAGGCACCGCGAGGCGTAGTGCGGGAAGTCGTCCTTCAGCCGCTGGCGGATGGCCTTCTCTCGCGCAGAGAGGGGCGCTGGGGCCGCGCCCTGGCGGGACTCGGCCGCGCGGCGGCGGGCGGGGGCGCTCATTCCAGCGCCCCCAGCGCGTCCTCGTGGCTGAACTGGACGGTGGTCTCCACCTTGTCGACGAAGAGGCGCAGGTGCTTGCCCAGCAGCTCCAAGGACTTCGTCTTGTCCCAGAGCTTCACCTTGGCCACGGTGCCGATGGCCTCGCCGTCCACGGTGAGCTGCTCCACCTCGATGGAGGAGATGGCTCGGCGCAGGTGGGCCGGCATCTCCTTCAGCGGCAGCAGCGCCCCGGTGGGACTGAAGGCGTCGCCGATGTCCGTCCGGGCGATGAGGAGCAGCTCGCGCAGGACGTCGTCCGCCTTCACCTCAACGCGCTCGGCCCGGGCGGCCTTGGCGGCAGCCACGGCTTCCTGGACCTTGGGATTTCTTAGCAACTTCGAGGCCGTCACCTCGGCGGACCGCTCGGAGTAGCCGGCGCGCATGGCGGCCTGCTTCCCGTTGAGGTCGACCAGGTACTCCTGGACGAAGCGCTCCTGGTTCGGCGTCAGCGCATGGGCGCGCGACTCACCCGCCGGCGTCTTCCGGCCAGAGCGCGTGCTGGGCTTGCGAGGAGGCGTGCTTCCCACACCGCCGAGTCTCGGGTGTCGCGTGGACAACGTCCGGCCCGGGCGCGGGAGGCCGCCCCTTCTTCATGGGTACAGGGGACTTTCCCCGGCTCACCACGGAGGAGTCGTGCGCCTGCTCTACTGCCCTGCCTGCCGCACCCACCGACCCGCGGACATGCGCCACTGGTGCTCTGGCCTGGAGGAGCTGCGCCAGCGCGCCGAGCGGCTCAGGACCTGCCCGCACACCTACGCGTCCCGTGTGCCGGGGACGCAGGACTGGTACTGCTCGGACTGCGACTACCTCGGCCCGCGCCCGAAGGGGACCCGAGAGCGCAGCTGACACCTTCAGCCCTGGCGCTCGGGCTCGTCGCCCCACAGCGCGAGCTGCCCTTCCGGCTCCGTCCGCTTCCGCGTGGCCCGGGGGGCGGGCTCTACCGGGGCTGCCGGGAGCGGCTCTCTCTGTGCGTAGGCCTGGGCCGCCTTCCGGAGCCGGTCCTGGGCGCGAGAGAACTCCTCCTCGTCCCCGTCGTCCGCCTCCGCGTAGGCCAGCGCCGCAGCCGTCAGCCTGTCCCAGGGCGTGGCATATGGCTCGCGCAGCGGCTCCGACATGGACCGCCCGCGGCGCTGCCGCATGAGGTGCCCGTGACAGCGCCGGTGCCTGGGCGCCCGGGGCCGGGTGCAGTCGCCTTCGGAGCACTGGTCTGGAGAGCGGCAAGAGGCCATGGACGCCACTACTGTGCCGCACACCCGAGCAGCGCGCACGAGATGCGCGCTGCCCAGCGACGTTCAGGTCCGTGGCCAGGTTCTGCATGGCGCCCGCCCAGGCGGCGCAGGAGGAAGAAGCGCAGGAGGGGTAAGGACTACCCATGTCTGCGGTTATCGGCGCCCCACCTGCGCTGCCATGCTTCCTCGCGTCGTCCGCCTCCCTTCGGCATGGAGTAGACTTGCGTAATGGCCACTACGAGGGGCTGTCCCTGATTAGCGCAGCCAAAGAAACATGGATGCGACGTGCAGGACGGCGAGGTAGCTGGTCGCCATCTTGTCATAGCGGGTGGCGACAGCACGAAAGCGCTTGAGGTCATGGAAGAAGCACTCCACCCGATAGCGCAGCCGGTACAGGGTGCGGTCTAACGGCAACGCCCGCTTGCGGCTCGGGTTCGAATGGATGACAGGCTTCATCCTGAGCTTTCGAACGTTGGCGCGAATGCGGTCGGCGTCATAGCCGGTATCCGCGATCAAAGCGGCGCCCTCTGCGTGCACCAGAAGTTCTTCGGCCATTGTGTACTCGTGCTGCTGGCCGCGCGTCAGCGCGACGTGTTGAGGCAATTCTGAGATCACCTCTACACCTTGAACCAAGCCCCATGGGCGCGGGGACTGAATATGGTAGTGTGGCGCCGCCATCCTACTCACCGCGAGGCAATTTTGCATTTCACGCCAGCACCTCAAAAGTGGCCGCTCAAAGCCGCCTTCCTTTTCATCCTCTGCATGCCGGCCATTGCAGTGGCCGCCGGCGCACCCTCTATTGATGGAAAACTGGGAGGAGTGGAATGGACCGACTCGTCGGTCCAGAAAGCACAGCTTCCATACGGCACTATCAAAGCCTTGTACTCCAATGCCACTCTGTACATCGCCGTAGACATGGTCTTGGATGAGCATGACGATGGCCTGTTCAATGGCCGCTATCCTCCCAAAGGGGATGGCTTGGACGTCATTTTCGATTCGTCATCCGCAGGCAAGGGAAATATCGATATCCAAGACATTGCCTTTACCCGCAAAGGAGACATTGGGGCTCCGCATCGATATACGTGTCAAACTTGTCGGACCAAGGACCAGAAAACGCTCGAAACAAAATCCCAGATCGCGATGGGTTTTGGAGCATCTCCTGATTCCGCCAATCCACATCTCATCTGGGAGTTGTCGATTCCAATAAGCGAGATTAACGCACGTGAGGGGGAAGCCGTTCGTCTCTGGTTGAAATTCTGGTCCGAATCTCCTCATATCGATGGTGAATACTTTCCTGAACTGTCGGACGGTGAATCCTCCCCTAGGAAGTTGGAATTCAAGCTTGAATCGGCTCAAGTGCAGGCCACCGCGCCAGCAATAGCGTCAACTACCCTGGCAGCATCGCAAGGCCGGACGATGGTCGTGCTTGATGATGGAACCATTGAAGTCAAGTCTTCTGATGGGATGCGCAGCGTCCTGACCAAGGATGGGCGCTTTCGCCTGCGCCCAGGAGATCAACTGCCCTCCAGTACTCCTGTTGAAGCCCCGGCGGCCATCCTACCCGTATTTGCTAACGACTCCCCTATGGCTACTTGGCTTGAGTCACACAACACAGGGTTGCTCAAGACGATCAAGCGGCTGCTCAACGATGATCCCGCGCTCATTTCAAACTACCTCAAGAGCGAGCGCAACATGAGTGTCTTCAATAAAATCGATCGCAGGGCCGACGTAATCAACTTCCTCAGCACAACTCCATGAGTCACATCAACTCTAGACCATTTTTCTTGATGCTCCTGGTTTGTCTTGCTGATTCAGCGGCGGCTGGCGGTACAAGCACCTCCGGAAAATCGCCAGAGGCGCCAGGAGTCGGCGAGCGGCTCGACCAGTTCCTGAAGAATGCAGAGCGACAGCCTGAAGAGGTGGCAGAACAACTATTTGTCCCACCACTCCCTGACGCAGCAACAACTGACGAGGGGACCAAAGCCGAATACCAGAAGGCGCTGCGGTCCTATTACGAATATCGCCAATCGGGATATCAACATCGAAAGGCAGTGTTTGCCTGGCAGCTTCTCTCCTCGAAAATAATCTTTGCTGTCGTTGTCTTATTGGTGTTGATTGGTGTTTATTTTTCGTGGATTCAGCTGACTGGACGAACCTACAGACACCCTTCCGCATCGAAACTCCAGAAACTGGGCACCCAACAGGGCAAGCCCGCAAACAACACTCAATCAGTCGAAACTCCCACAGCAGAAGATAGCGCGCTCAAAGCACCTCCTGATTCGGGCGCAATGAAATTCAAGGCTGCGCTCGATGGAATAGAAGTCTCCTCTCCTGTTCTTGGGGTAGTTATCCTTGTGATATCCATCGTCTTCTTCTATCTCTATCTAGTGGTTGTATACCCTATTCATGACGCATTCTGATGCACTGAGTGCGAGTTGCAAATCCTGCCGAAAATAGGCATGGACCTGCCCCGGGTGCGTTCGCTCTTGGGCGTGTGCACCATCAGGAGGATGACGTGTGGAAGCGGGTGGCTCCGCTGCTACTACGCCACAGGCGCGAGACGCGACGTGGGTGGCTCAGGTGAGATGACCATGCGGTGCTACGCGGCATTGTCTTCGTGTTCAAGACGGGTATCGCCTGGGAGGACCTGCCGGCGGAGGTGTTCCGCGTCCGCGGCATCACCTGTTACTCGCGCCGGAGCTGCGCAGGCGGCAGCCCCTCCGGCCGGTCCGGACCGAGGCCTCGCGGATCCGCAGCCTCGTCCTCAGGCAGTGGTGGTTTGCGGCAGCGGGCTATGCCCTTCCACCGTGCCTCAATCTGGGCCCGTCCGCACGGGAGCCGCTTGGTGGGCACTTCGCCCTCGGACCTCCGTCGCTGGGGAAGTATGGGGATTCCCATGCTTCCCCTCGACCGTCGGCAATACCGACGGTCGCCCCGTTCCTCGGAAGTGAGAAACGGGGTGTAGCTCAGAAACGAGAAGCGCCGACGAGGCTCAGAAGTGAGCAACGGCCGGGAGGAGGTCACAACGGTTGTGACCCCCTCCTGGATTTCCCGGAGGCCCCCACCCAGGACAAGGGTCACATCGGATGTGACCCCCACCACTCCGGGAATCTCCGGAGTGGCGTCGCGCGCGGTGGGGGTCTGTTCCGTTCAGCCCCCCACTCTATGAATCCGCAGAGTGCGTGCCTGGGCGGAGCAGGAGCCGAGGCGAGGGGTCTTCCCGGTCCAGCCCCCCGTTCTGCGAATTCGCAGAACGGGCCCCCTTAAAACTACCCAGGTCCTGGGTAGTTAATCTGGCCCGGCGCGGGACGTCACAGCCCTAGTTCCGCGCGCCACCCGGGGATGAACATGTCCGGCTCCGTGGCCCCAAAACCGCCGCGCTCGGCAAGCCGCTCCAGGGACTGCGCAGTGCCGTAGCGCCGCGAGCACTCGGCGTAGGCGCGCTCAGCCAGGGCCTACGGGATGGTTCGAGGGATGCCCGCGTCAATGTCCTTCTGGATCACCAGCAATGGGAAGCGGCGCTCATTCATGGTGCGTGCTCCTCTCAGAAAGCCGGCCACCTGGCCCGCTCCTCGTCCGACACCTCGTCACCGCCCAGGGTCTCCTCCCCTACGTCGTAGAGGGCGCAGGAGTGACAGAGGAGCGCCCAGCACTTCGTGCACTCCGCCCGGTCGTCTCGCGCGAGGCTCCCGCAGTCCTTGCAACAGTCCGAGTTCGTAGCGGGTCCTTCGGCCGCTTCGTCCGGCGCGGCGCGCGCTTCACCTCGGGGACCGGCTCCTGTGGCGTGAGACGGTCTGCCCCCCAGGTGGCAAGGGCCTGCCCTGCCGCACTTCCGAGCACGGCGAGAACCCCTCGAGCAGCCTCCATGGCCAACGTCTTCACCCACGGCTTCATCGAGTCCTCCTGCGCCATGGGTAGCGCGGAGGGCCCACAAGCACGTCTAGAATGGAGCAACACAGCCCATTTTTTGGACAGATTCTCCACCATGTTACTGTTTGACAATGGGTGAGCAGGCACATGGACGCGTCAGGGTTTCCGACTTGTACCGAAACACACTGCAGGCCGTTCTGACGCAGTCGCTAAACTTGGGCGAGCCGCTCTCGGAGAGCGAGATTGAATCCTACATCTCAGGTGATGGCCCTGAGGAGCATGAATTCAAGGCGGAAGGTGGGGCAACCAACCCCAACCGCCCCAAAAGTTACCACCTTGGGCGCGTGAAATACTTCTCTAATCGGTTCAGAAGTGGCGCCCCGGTCGAGCCCATCCTCATCACGTTCCTCCCCTTTGTCGGGTGGTGTGTCGGTGATGGAAGTCATCGTCTCTTGGGCGCACACTTCGCTGGGGTGTCGTGGATCGATGTCATCGTGGCGCCGGAAGCGCAGCACCTACTTCGTCGTCCTAATCCTGAGAGCACTGGCTATTGAGCAGAAGGCCGCCGTCGGAGCCGACTCCGCATCATGTGCAGCGTGTTCATCCGGATGCCCGTCTCCGCATGGACGGCACCGGGCGTCGCGCCCCGGAGTAGTTATCCACGGGCGAGTGCCGCGAGGCGCCGGGCCTCGCGCGCGTCCCCGCAAGCCCGGCCCGCGCAGGCGCACGTCCTCTTCCGCCTTCCGGCGATTCCGGGGCGCGGGGGCCTCCAACAGCAGCAGGAGCTGCTCCGGCTCGCGGCAGGCCATGGCTACTCGCCAGCCGTCTTAGCGCCCTACTGCGGACCCGTCGTCGGCAGGTCCCGGTAGGTGCTGTCGCAGATCGTCTGGATGGCAGCACAGCGGTAGTAAAGCCGGGCCGGGTGCGTCACGCCGCACCCGGCGGCGAGCTCGACGCCGATACATCCCAGCTCCTCGTGTAAATCCCCAGGGCGACACGTCATGCCTTTTTGCCTCCTGAGGTGAAGGCCGACGTGGCCAGGGCTGCGAGCCCGCGCAGCGGCCGGGACGGGGCCTTCTTCGGGGCCTTCGGCTTCCGCGCCTTGGGCGCGCGAGGAGCGGCGGCCTCGGTCAGAACCGGAGGTGGAGGTGGGGCCAGCGCGTCCTGGGCGCGGACGGCCGCGGCGAGTGGATCATCCCCCCAAGAGAGCTCCACCAGGACGGACGGCGCCCCCTGGGCCTGTGCGTACACCCAGCGCACCAAGGGCGAGGCGTCGTCCAGGCGGAGCTGCCGCGCCACCTCGTCGCGGATGCTCTTCATCGCGATGGGGAGGTTGTCCCCGCTGTCGAGAGCCCGCAGGGACATGCGCGTCAGGCGCACCACCAGCAGGGCGGGGCCGCTCCAGCCTGGCCAGAGCAGGTGGGTGGCGGCGCGCTGTCCCTTCGCGCGCTTGTGGCGCTGCATGTGGTGCTCGCGCCGATTGGAGGTGTTCACGGTCTCCACCGGCACCTCGAAGCGGATGCAACTCACCGATGGTCCTCCTCGGGAGCGGCGCCAGCTGAATCCGCAGCCACAGCCGCGCCTTCAGTACTTAGAGCGGGAGGCGGTAGGAGGCGCACTTCCCCTCCGTCCGCAGTTGCCAAGGGCGTTCCCCCTCGTCGAAGCATCCTTGGCAACGTGGACGGCGTCCCCAATCCTCGCCCCAGGGGCGAAGCTGACGACCCGTGCCCTCTTCTTGAATGACGACGGCACTACATCGCACGTGCATGCAGTCGTTGGACCATCGAAAGGTTGTCGCAAGCCACTACGCGTGTACGGGCTCGTCCTCCCTCGCCCCTGGGATGAAGCACGTACAACCGGGATTACGGATGTGGTCGCCCCCTACCCTTGGCTAAGCAGCGATGCGTCTCTCAACTCGCTCGACCGCATAGGCCTGCCATTACACCGAGGCGGCTCGTCGTTCAGGCAACGCCGCGACTGTTTAAGAGCGAGCAATAAGCCAACCCAGGAGGATGCCACACTGAAGGAGCCGCATCAGAACCAAGCTCCTCCCATTGGGAGCCCCAGGCCAGAAACAACCCCACAACTTTAGGGCTGGTTTGATGCGACTTCTGCCCTGGAAGTCTATCACGAGGACACGGATGGGTGAATCTAGACCCATCATACCACTACCCAATAGATTGTCCTGCTCAGTCCAACCTCATTAGGGAGACTGCACCCACACCCCTAGTGCAAACTGATTTCTTGACGTCCGGATTCTGCGGTCGTATGCGGGGGAAGGGGGAAGCAGAGGCTGAGAGCGTCAAGGTGCGCGTTTTTGTTGGCGATTTTTATCCAGGCTCGCATCGCCTACCAGCCCTGAAAACTACCCAGCATGCGTTAGCACTCAGCACCCGTGACTGCTAACGGTGAGCTTGACTGGTCACCGCAGGGAAGATAAATCCCGACGAACTCAACAGGAGGTCTTACATTAGCTAGAAGCAAAGCGCGCACATGCGCGCACAAAAAAGGCCCCCACGGTTTGCCGACCATGGAGGCCCTGAAATCCCCGCTTACTCTGACGAATGGTATCTGACAGGTTATCGCGGTTGGTCTTGGAACCCTGACCGTGGCGATAGATAGCCCCCTATCCCTAACCCGTCAAGATCACTGTGTCCGTAGACGCGTGGGTCGGTGTAGGCATTTTCGCCTTTACCACTGAAATCATGTCGTCACAGGGGATTTCCTGTGAGGGCAATGCCACAAGTCTGCCCTGAGCAATCAGGGCACTGTTGTAAAACCTCTGGGGCGCACGGATGCACTGAAACATGAATATCGTGATTTCGTATGATTTGGACAGCCATCACACGGCGGTGAAGAATTTGGCATGCGCCAATGGATTCTCCGACCAGGTTATGACCACTGCTGGCTGGAAGACGCTGCCGAACACCACGTTGATCGGTGACTTCCCCAGCGCGAAGGACGCCGCCGACGCGTTCAAGCGCCTCGCCAAGACGGCAGCGCCTTACGTGAAGGTTGAAAAGGTGCTGGCGTGCCCGATGGGCGTCGCATGGGTAACCAACGAGTAGTCGCTCGCGCCCAAACGTAGTGCGGGGCCACTCTCGTAGGAGGGTGGCCCCTCTTATTTTGTCGATGCTGACTTTCCTACTGCCTGTCGTGGCGACCCCTGCTCCCCTCCCATAACTCAGAGCCCGCGCGCGAGAGACTGGGCGCCTTGCCACCCACCTGGAGCACGAAGGCAGACTCCCTCAGGCGGCGCTCCAGGCGGCCCGGTGGCGTGCGCTCCGCGTCTAAGCCTGGGCTGCGGTGACGCGGACAGTGGCGCCATCCCATCTCCGCTTCCACCTCGCACTCCAAGCCGCCCGGCAGTGGGACGCCGCACAGGGAGGGCTTCCAGCCGTCGAAGCGCGCGAGAAAGTCCTTCCGCCCCAGGTGGGTGGTGAGGACGGTGCGCCGTCGGTCCCGGTAGCGCGCGTCCAGGACGTCGTGCAGCAGCCCCAGGCCGACGTCACCGAGGCGCTCCGTGCCGACGTCGTCCAGCACCAGCAACTGCGCGCGGCGCACGTCCTCCAGGCGCTCGCGGCCCGCCTGGCTGAACACGTCCATGGACGCGAACTCCCCCGCCGCGAGGAAGAGGCCGGGCAGCGCCGGCCGCCCGCCCCCGCTGGCGCGGCCCCAGGGGTACGCGCGCACGAAGGCGGCCAGGGCTACCACCGCCGCCTGCGTCTTGCCGGTGTCGGGCGGCCCCATGAGCAGAAGCCACGGGTGCGGCATGGTGCCCTGCCGGACCTCCAGGTGGTGCTCGTCCGGGGGCAGCGTCGGGCGGGGCTGGGCCAGCCATGCGCGTACCGCGCGCAGCGTGTCGCGCGTCTCGTCCAGCGTGTGCAGGCCCTGGACATGTCGGATGCCCACACCCATGCGCGCCAGGTGCGCCGGTACATCCACGCGGGCCTGCGCCTCACCCTCTTCGCGGGAGCGCCGCAGCTGGCACTCGTACTCGGCCACCTCGCGCAGCCGCCACATGTCCCACCACGTGTGGGCATGCTCCACGCCCGGTCGCGCGCCGGGACAGTCCGGCGGGCAGAGGATGAGGGCGCGGCCTTCCGCGGCGAGCTGCCGGGACTCGTCGCGGTGGGCGCGCGCGAGGGCGCGGACGCGCTCCCGCAGGCTGACGTGCATCGGGGCTTCGGACTCGGGCGTGTTGCAGGTGGACATGGTGAACCTCAGAAGGGCTGGGGGAACTCCTCGGGCTGGGAGGCTGGTGCGGGCGCGGTGGAGGCGCGGCGCCCGGGCGGGCCCGCGCCGGTGCGCGTCTCTGGTTGGGCGTTAGCGTCCCAGCGCCGGACGAGCATCCCGAGGTGGTCCACGCGCTGGCCGAAGGTGGCCGTCAGCCCGTTGCGCCAGCGCCGCAGCACCTCCGGGACGCCGCCGGCGCCGGCCCAGGCCAGCAGCTGGCGCGACGCGGGCTCGTCCCGGGACGACACCCAGGTGTAGGCGACACGCTTCGCCTCGCGGAAGACGCGGTCCACGCCGTCCTGGAGGGCTTCCGCGGGCGCGCTGCCGTCCTGGCCCAACTCGAAGGGGAGCGCGTCCGGCACCAGTGCAACCGGCGGCAAGGCCACCGGGACGACAGGTCCTGCCGGCGCGGGTGTGGGGGCTTCGGGCGCCACGAGGCGGACTCCCTCGTTCCCCAGGGCGCGCAGCACCTGGCGCACCAGTTCGAGGACGCCGTCCTCCGCCAACCACGTGGGTGCGTACGCGTCGGCGCACGCCAGCACCAGGTGCCCGTCCTCCAGCGCCACCGGGGTGACGCGCAGGCGCAGCTGGCCCACGACGTGGGCACGGCCATCCGCGTCCATCATGTCCAGCACCTGCCGCCACGCGCGGGCGTGCGGCGTCTCCGGGAGCGTCCCCGGGCTCGGAGGCGCGTCCGCGGGTGCGGACGGCAGTGGGTCCACGCTCCACGTCCGGGATAGGAGCTGCTCCGCCACCTCGTAGCCCCCGTGCGTCGTCCCCTTCAACACGTAGACGAGGGACGCGCGCTGCCGGCTGCTCAGCTCCCCGCGGCACACCGGGGAGCGCGGGACGAGGCTGAACACCTCGCGCCACTCCTCCAGTGGGCGGCGCTGCAGGGCCTCCAGTGCGTCCGCGAGCAGCTGCCGGGAGGTGCGCTCCCCCCAGGGGGTGAAGCCGTGCGGCGCGGCGAACTCGTTCCAGGCCGCGCGCAGGGCTTGCACCTGGGCAGGAAGCGTCTCCGGCTTCCGGTGCTCGCGGAGGGGGGCCGAGTCACGTTGCCCGTCACGCTGGGCCTGCGTGACAGGCCCCTGCGCGCCCCCTGCTTCCTGGGCAGAGGGAGAGGGAGGAGGAGATGAAGACTTCTTCTCCTGTGTCACCCTGGCATTCAGCGTGACAGCGTGACTGTCACGCTGCCGGACTCGCTGGTTTCTCTTCCTCTCCCTCGCAAGTTCTCGA